GTAGGAAAGCCTTTATTTAGAATATTCATTCCAGGTTCAACATCATAAAACATTTCTGTTTGTTTTATATAGCCACCAAATGCTATGTACCAGTCATAATCTTTCTTAGATTCTATAAAAAATCCTCCATTGCTAGGAGGCTCAAACTGAGACATATCTGTATTACCAAACCCTACACCTCTCCACCCTACAGTTATAGGGGGGAATGTTTGAAGTTTGTCATTGTAATATATTTTAACATAACCACGGTCAAAGTCTGGAAGCCAAACGATATCAGCTTCCTTTGGCTTACCTGCATTAAGGCCGGTTTCATTATTCGGACCAAACATTTCCTCAATGCTTCGATGATGAGGCTCATTAGCGTTATTTGTTACATTAACACCTATAAGCGAGAAAGAGTCCGCCTTAACCAGCTCGGAGTGGAATCCTATAGGTGCAGAAGTAGATGATTGAGCTCCTAAAAAAGATTGTAATGCTAATGTTAAGAGCCCTATGGTTAGTATGAGGGCCTTCACCTAATTATTTATTACTCAATGGGTTATTATTCCACTATATAGTGTTGTTTAGTTGGTCCGGAATAAGTCGACCCAACGACAACAGTCCAGGTTTTATTTATGATACCTATGCCAATTCTATTGAGGTGTGGTGTGTATAATTTAGGCCTGCTGTCTTCGCTTCTCCACCAGGTACTATGTACATCACGTGGGATTATAGAGCCTGCATGTAGGACCTCTCCAAATGTTCCACCATACCACTCTGCATCTCTTACACGTTGTTCGTAATCCTTGCCGTTAGATCCTTTATGTGAATAGAATTCTCTCTTTACCATATCATGAGAGTGCTCTGTACAGACTCGCGATAGAATTTCATCTAGTTTATAGCATACCAACCCAATTTTAAAACGTTTATCGTTTATAATTTGAACTGTTTGTCTAACCGCAGCCGAAGCCCACTGCTGCTTCTCGTTATATGAATGTGCTGCTGCATAGTCTTTTATTTGCTTATCAAAACTTTCAATTCTCTCTAGAGATCTCTTAAGACTTACACCTGCAGGAACTGCAGTAACCATCCTAGTAATGGGTGTCTTTTCATAATCATCTTCCCCATCACACCACGAAGCTTCTGCTCTACATTCATTAATAGCTTCACATGTTTCATATAAAGCTAAATAATCGCTACTATCTCTTATTGTTTCCCAACTCGTAGACATCTTTGGAAAAAATACATCACAGCATTCTTTAAACTCTTTTTGCATCCCTTTAAACGACCCAAACTGCTGCACCCTTCTCCAGTCTGTTTGTACCATCTCCCTACAGTTGAGAGCAGATATATACCATTGATCATAATTCTTATTAAACGTTTTAAACATGCCTGTACTCTCATCTTTAGCTAGAGGTGATCCTTTAGTTGTCTCTTCAACGTGTGATTTAAGTTCACCTAGATGGTAGTCGGCAGCTTTACTAATAAGAACTCTATACAGTCGCCGGTCGTCTGCTTTAAGCTCCCCCGCTTTAAACTTATCTCTCACAGCCTTATAACCAACCAGGCGACTCTTCTTCGTTGAAGATTTAAAGAGACCTAATAGCTTCTCTTGAACTTTAGGACTCTCCAATGGACTCTTAGGAGCTATACTAGTGAGCTTAGTTATAGGTTTTACTAGCATTAGTGAATGCGGTGGCGGTCCAGGGCGTTGAGCATTAGCGATTGAAGCTGTTAATATTAATAGTGCAGTTATGGTTTTCATAAATTGGTAGGAGTGGCGGGAGTCGAACCCGCACTGGACGGATTTTAAGTCCGCTGTCTCTGCCGTTGGACTACACTCCCGGTTATATTGTAATGTTTTTTGTTTAAATTTAAAGTGATGGTGCGCCTGGTAGGATTCGAACCTACGGCCAAGGGATTATGAGTCCCCTGCTCTAACCACTGAGCTACAAGCGCTAGTCTATATATCCTGTGTGAATTACTCCAACACCTTCTCCACTACTAGCAACCATAGCCCCAGTAGATAGATCAAATGCTATAAGATCATCATGATGCATAGAGTATCTTTCGATATACGATAGCGCTTGTCCTAGAGTGTTTGTTACTTCTAGTCGCTCATTAGCATGATCATTTACGATTCGAATTTCAAATCCTTCTAAAACTTTCTCTTGAACTGTTACAGTTTTAGGTAAGTTATCTTTATTTGACTTTACTACGTAGCTGACATAAAAAATAGTTAGGATGAAGCAGATAAAAATTCGAATTTCTAGTGATAAATTGGTTCGTTCCATAAGCATATTGTACTATAGTTCCTTAAACAAACAAGGCGGCGCCGCGGTACGCTCTAATGTTTACGCCTTCCTTATCATCTTCTGTTAAGACGATTTTTATTTTATGTTGCTCTTCTGAAGATTGCTCAATTATCTTTTCTTCCGGAAGGTTAGGATCGCTACTATTCCAGCTAGTTGAGGTAATGCTAAGCAACTCAATATCACAGTCCCCATGTAGTTTTTTTTGCTCTTCTAGTTTACCAATTAATTCAGAAATAACCATACTCCATTATAAGTTATTGCTTAGCTGTATCCACTCTTTAATTTGGTTATAGAAAAGAGTACCCTCCAAATCAGCTAACGGGCAACTTCCAGGTAAAATAAAGGGACCTACTTGATCCATAGACACGTTAGCTCTATCCAGTTTCCATTGTATCATTTTATCATTACCGGTAATAGTCCATTTAATATCCTTAGAACTTATCTCTAAACAGTCTTGTTTAAACATAAACAAAAAATTGTTTAAGGAATATACTCTTAATACATCAGGGTGGTTCATGGGTTAGTTATTTATGGTTAAGAAGAGTATAATATACAGTTACTTCCTCTCCCGCCTTTACAGGCTTTACTATATATGCTCTCCGCCGCCAATAGAATTTCGCTCCATTTACCCTTTCATAAACCATAAAACAATTGGGGTTATTACTATGATTAATGAACCCGCCTAAAGGAGTACGAATCCATTCCTCAATATCATGATCCAAGCTCTTACATAATACATGAGAAATGCCTATCTCCTCTCCTGCATCCCAGTCTTTTGTTGCAAATAACCCAAGACCATCAATAGAACTTTCTTTTATTGTCAGTCCTTCTGGTAAGGGCCTATAACTATTTTTATTAAATTTCATAACGGTATGGTACTCCTACCAAGAATCGAACTTGGATCTAAGCATTAGAAGTGCCTTGTTCTATCCGTTGAACTACAGGAGCGTGTTTGTATTATATTGCTTTTCATAGATTTTCAATCAGTATAATATAAATAATGTTATGAGTGAATTCGATAAAGCAGCAAACGATATCTTGAGCAGGTTAGATGAAAACTTTATTAATAGCGCAGCTGACGCTATCCAGCATACATGAGCAAAGACAATTGCACACCCAGGTCTGGGTGAAGAAGATGAAGAGTTCGCTGTTGTTGATCATAGTTTAACTAGTGATGGAGTTATTACTGAATATTATGTTAAGCATAAAGGTAAATTAGTCGCTGTTCCAGCAGATGAAGCTAAGGTCATTGTTATTAAAGAACATGCTGAAGAGGATGAACACGGAGAGAAGCCTGAGAGAGATGACGCTGAAGAGCTAGATTCTGACGAGGAAGAGAAAGATAAATAATGAGTCGTGACGAGGCCAGATGGACTCGTACAATAATAGGACTTGGTATATTATTTTTTTGCATTAGCATAATGGCTGAATTAGCCAAACATAAGGTCGAAACCAAAAAGAGCCTCGATAGAATCGAGGCTCTCCTTATGAACGTACGCTCCGACTAAAATTCTTTACTGACGATTGCGCGCCATTCGGGATAAAATACTTTTTATTTTCATTCCAACTTTCCTCTGGAAGTATTTCAATTTCCCCACCAGTCTTATGGCTATAAGATTACCATGCTGCATAAATAGCTTGAGGGGAATTCTTAAAATCTTCATGTTCCTTCTGCTGCTGCTCGTAGTAGGTCTTTATCATCTCCTCCTCTTTGATTTGATCCTCTACAAATCCTCTCATTTCTCCGAAAGTTAAACCGTGCTGGCGCGCGTACGCTTTATCAGATTCGGTAAGCTTTATTGTCATACCTTTATTATACTGAGGTTCCTTATGACTCCTCAGTTTTCTTAGAATACCAATCCATTATCTCATAATGAAAATCTTTCTCATCAATGTCGCGACCTACGGAAATATACCACGATGGTTCTGAACCTTCTCCGCGTTGATATACATCAATTCTGCTTAACGTGGTATCTAACTCAAACGTGAACTCTCCAATTTTACCGTTCATATGATTGTTTCATTAAAATCTGCTTCAACTAATTTTGTTATAAAGAGGTGGCTAATTAAATCAAGATCTTCTCCGATATCGTTTCCAATTATACCGTCAACTATAGTATATACTTGTAGTTTGAAAACATTAACATCTTTTTTATCTAAAGTGTATTGGGCTTGAATCAACACCCCATCCCCATATGGGGATGGAGGTATTAAGACTCTATGAATATTTATCCCGCCCACTGGATCTTCGGCTCCCTTAGCACTCGGAGCGCTTTAGTGGAGAGTGTATTGCCCATGAGGGACCTTACGAGCTTCTCCGGAGACTGTCTGCGTTTGTGAGTTTCGAACTCAGTGAAAGCATTTAGAGCATCCCAACGAGACTCTCCTATGTTACCTTGACCGGATTCGTAGAGCTCAACGATACCTTCTCGCTGATTAATCCTACGAGTGGACTCATCCTTTTCAACTGGGATGAGCAACTGAGTAAGCTTAGTCATCTGGTTGCGTGAAAACTTAGAGCCCTTCAAGAACTTGATAGTGTCACCGAACCCAGTGAAGTCTTTAATGTTGCGAATAATCCTACCAATCATACCCTTGACATTACTATCGAAGGTTTCAGAATGGCGAAGATTATCACCTCGACGCTTTTCAATCAAATGAAGAGCATTGTCACAAGCAATACGCTGTGTGGAAGGAGCACACTTATTGGAACTCATTCCAGTGTGATCAATAACAGTGTAGAAATAACCATCTACCTTGTCACCTTGAACATCAATCGGCTCGCCGAGTTTGGACTGTACCACAACCCTCTTACCATCTCCAGCAAAAGTGTAGCCTGTATGGTTAATACCACCTACTTCGTCACTGGCAGTGTTGAGAATGTCAAACATCTCATCCATCTGAATTGGACGATACTTTTTACCGCACGACCCGAGGTGTGCCCCGTTATCAGAGCGTTGCAAAGCAAATACTCCGTTGTGTTCGCCAGCTGGATTAACAAGCGGCGCTTTTTCTACCTCAAAGCGAGGTACTTCTTCTAGTGTTTTGATTTCTGTTAAGAATCCCATTTTTTTATTTGTTGTTTGTTCTACTCTCTTATTTTAACCTAGTTCCTTTAAGTTAAATTCTCTAAATTTTTCGTCGGCTTTCTCATAATTATCATAAATCTTAATAATCTCACTAGTTAGCTTCTCTTGCTTTCTGGCATCTCGCTCTTCGAGAGATTTATAGTAAGCAGTATAAGAAGTAAACCTCGCGATAGTAGTAAACTTAAACAGATATTCTTGAAACGCGTGTCTTAATTCATGGAGAATACTCCCAAAAACATATCTCTCATCACCCGCAGTATCTAAGTGCATTGTGAAGTGACACCGACCTTTAATGCACTCCATAGTTGACGTCTCCTTTTCCTTACTCCTCCAGACCTTACAATAAACATTGATCTTTCTCTTAAACCCCCTTTCAAAGACATCAGTACAAATCTTACTTAAGAGCATAAAATCGATTCCTGTCTCCTTTTTTATTCTTCTTGATGGGAGAAATTTAATCATCCAACTTGTTTAATAACTGGTTCATAGTAACCCTCTCTCGAGAGCTTTTCGCAAATTTTTTCCGCCACCTTATAATTATCAATGTGTTCCTTATAGAACCGGAGCAGATCGCCCTTTTTTTCTCTATATTCAACAAGATATTTTCCATAAACAAACGGTTTTATGGGTGGTCTACGTTTAGGCATTTCCTTTTCATTATAAGCTGGTTCCTTATGCATTGCAACATAAATAATAGCGTGTTAGAACAGATTATATTAGACAATAGCTCAGAAAAACAAGCAAAGCTTTTGGGTCCCGCTGAACGTGCTCATAAGAAGCCGGATATTGGCGTAGAGATTCAAAATAAATCAGCTTACTATGTTATTAGAGACTGCGCAATGATTACGCAAAAGTATCTTGTTCATCACATTTGGAGTGCATACCCTGACCCTTTTGAAACCTTAAAAGGAAAATTTACAAAAGATAATGTAACTGATTTTCTTGAGAGAGCAGAGAAAGATAATGCTGTTAAGCAGCTCAAACATACTATCATTGGTGATATTAGATCGAAGTTTGATACAACTGTTGCTACATCAACTAACTTTGATTACAGTATGGAGGAGGAAGACATCTACAAATACTACAGTGATGCAGAAGAGACAAAAGAGGAAACTATAGTAGAGCAGGAGATGACTGAAGAGGAAATGCTCTTAAAATTCTTCGAGGTAGATCCAAACAAGCTTTAAGCTTTATATTTTTCAACATAATACTTTATTGTATCCTCAATAGAGAAGTCTTGCTGACGCTTCACAGCCTCCAAGTTATGTTTGGTGGAGAGCTCATATTTAAAATCATGACCTTTTCTATCTGTAACAAACTCGATATATTCAATTCTTGCTCCTTCTCGTTCTCTTTTATATTCAGGGTATAGTAATTCAAGCTCATCAATTATATTATTAATGAGCCGAATATTTGGACATGTTTCGTTTCCTGGAATATTGTATACATGCGCTGGGACGTCATCATATAATACTTCAATAATAGCCTTAGCATGATCTTCCGCATGAATCCACTCTCTAATATTCTCCCCCGTCCCGTATACTGGTATCTTATCCCCCTTAACAATTGATCTAATAACAGTAGGTATTAATTTTTCATCCCCTTGTCGAGGACCATAGTTGTTACAACATCTTGTAATAGAAGCATCAATACCAAACGTTTCAATGTAAGATCGTACTAGAAGATCAGAACCAGCTTTAGTTGCCGAGTAAGGAGACCTAGGAGCAAGAGGACTCTCTTCTGTAAACGGAGGATCTTCCTTTCCTAAATGACCATATACTTCGTCTGTCGAAACGTGAACCATCCTAGCTTTATGTTTTCTTACTAATTCGAGTATATTAGCTGTACCTTTTAAATTGGAATCAACAAACGCTAAAGGGTTATCAATAGATCGATCAACATGAGACTCAGCAGCTAAATGAATTACATAGTCAACATCTCTCGATATAAAGTCTAAAGGATCAGCCATGTGAAGCCTCCAAGCATCACCATTAGCAATATCCATAAAATGATTCTCTACTCTCTCATCCTCTACAACATTCTCTTCGGAAGAGCCAACTCCCATTTTATCGATATTATAGATAAAGGTATCTGTAGCTGTACTCTCTACCAGCTCTTTCATTACATATGACCCAATAAAGCCACATCCTCCAGTTACAACATATGTGCTCATTTTTTAAAAATATCAGGGTTTTGCTTAATAGTCTGCTTTGTAATTTGATCTTTTAATTTGGTGGTAGACCAGCCATGCGACCGTGTAGTGTAAACAATTCTCGGAGGGAGATCATCTCCTGTAAAAGGCTTACCGATATAATCTTCTCCTAGAATACGAATATCAGGCCTCCAGAATTTTATTAAATCATACAACTCTTCCTCAGTTTGATATGTATAAACGTCATCAATATACTTAATAGACATTAATGCTTCATATCTATTGTACAGAGAGATAACTGGCTTATACTTACTCTTTCTATGAAGAGACGGATCTATTTGAAGAAAGACAATAAACCTATCGCAATGTCTTTTAGCTTCTCTAAAGCATCTAATGTACCCAGGGTGTAATAGATCAAAATTACCTGCAGTAAACCCTAAAATTTCTCTACTCATCCGTTATTATATTAGTCAGCGCTGATTGGATAGCAACTTCTTCATCCCAAATATTAAATTTGTACTCTGTCTGAAGCTTCTCTACCGACATTACACAATTAGATCTATTAGCAGCACAATTAAGATCATCAAAAGTTACCCATTCCCACTTTGGATTTTTTAAATCGTAGGCCTTCATGAGCTCTGTTATTGCGTCTGTAGCTAGTGCATTAGGGTGAACAAAATTAACTATATCTTTTTTTCTAGTGTTATACCCTTTATCTAATACATGTTCAATAAAATCTAAAAGCTGTGGGATGTAGGTTTTAGAATTAACGTTGTTAATTAAATTATTATATTTTAGAATTTTAGTGAGGTATGATCTGTCATGTAGTTTATCACAAAAAGGCATTCTTACTCTAAGAATTAACCCATAATCACTCCCTAATTCAAATGCATGCTTACTCTTAGAATACGTTGAAGATTCCGGATTAAACAATCCAAAATTTGGTTCTTCATCTTCGCTAAAAGGATGGTCGTATCCTGTATATATACAACCTGAAGAAATATGTATGTAACCTATATTATATGTCTTGCAAAGATTACTAATTCGAAGCGGGGTAAATGTGTTAAGCTCATAACACAACTCAGGTTTCTTTTCACCTTCATCAACATTAGGGCGCCCAGTAAAGCCGGAACAATTAATAATATAGTTAAAGTGATCCTTTTTTGTCCTTAGCCACCCTTCCACTTCTGTAGAGTTTGAGTAATCGAGAAACTCTCTCTTTACTATCGTTACATCGCAATTTTTATTATGTGTGAGTCTTTCGTATAAGTAGCCTCCCACATAACCGTAGCCTATAATTAATATCTTCTTTTTCATTAAATTTCTAAAGTATTAGACTCATATATCTTACTATGAGTCTTAGTACATCTTACAAAGGTAGCACACTTACTTAAATGCTTTAGTTTTGAGGCGCCGGCGTATGTGCAAGCGCTTCTCACACCTCCTAAAATATCCTGTACAATGTCCTCCATGGGACCTTTATACGGTATAGCAACTCTCCTGCCTTCAGATGTCCTATAGTCTTTTAACCCACCGCTGTGCTTTTCATTAGCCTTCTTACTACTCATACCATAGAACTCAACATACTCCTTATCAAGGATCGTAACCTTTTCACCGCCTCCTTCTGTCGACCCTGCTAACATAGATCCGAGCATTACAAAATCAGCTCCTGCTCCAAATGCTTTAGCTACGTCACCAGGTGTAGTACATCCGCCATCGGCAATAATATGACCATTGAGGCCATGAGCAGCATCAGCACATTCAGCAATGCAACTAAACTGAGGATAACCTACACCTGTTTTAATTCTAGTTGTACATACGCTCCCAGATCCAATTCCAACCTTAACTACATCTGCCCCAGCTAATAGTAGCTCTTCGACCATCTCACCTGTAACAACATTACCAGCAAATATATTTGAGTCAGGGTAGTTATCTCTGACCTTTGTTACAAAGTCTACAAACGCTTGACTATATCCATTTGCAACATCTATGCAAATATTCTTAACTGTCACATGTTTACTAATGCGCCCAAGTTTATCGAAGTCATAATCATTTCTCCCTATAGTAACAGCGACATCGAATCTATGATCGGATCTGAGTGCTTCTATTAGAGAGCCTTCATCAATATCCTTTTTATAGCAGGTAAACAGGTTTAATGATGAAAGTGTTTCACCAACTTCTAACTCTCCAACGCCGTCCATATTGGCGGCCATAATAGGTATACCTTCAAAATATGAACCACCGTGTAGAAAGTTATACGACCTACGCAGATCTACATCTCTTCTTGATGCGAGTGTAGACCTCTTTGGCCTAATAAGTACATCATCAAAGTCTAACTTAAGATCAGTTTCTATACGCATTCCTTATTTATTATAAGGTATATTTTATAAAATCAACCTGATATTTGATCTCTAATCTCCTCAATAGTAACGTCTCCGCTTTCAAACCCTTCCGAAATCTGATCTAAGAACTTTCCAGCTAATTCAGCTAATTCATAGTCGTCCGTATTTTCTAGCAAATCTTTAATGTTATACAGAACGTCCCATAAACTTTCTACCTCTTTATCAAACTTTTTAAGAACAGCAGTTCGCTTCATATCGCTATTTATTTATACTAGCTAAAATAGCTTCCACTTCTGCCTTCATATAATTTATGTGATAGGAAATAAATCTATCATCGTTTAGATAAAAGATTACACACTTCCTACACCTCTTACCAGACATTTTTTCATAGAGATAAGCATACAGAGACAGCTGCAAACCATACAAATTAAATTCACAGTTATGAAGATGGCTTACAGGGTCTTTTAAACGTTCTGAGTAGGGTGAGCTAAATCTAAATCTCTTATTTGTCTTAAAGTCGCCGATTGTAAATTCGTTTTTATGTTCATAAATTAAATCTGCAGTGCCGGCAATGGCATGCTCTTCATTGTATAGTAGATTTTCACTTAGAACGGTTTTAAATGAGTCAACCGATCGTTCTACAGCTTTATCATATGACTTGCATAACCATCCCCACTCACCTTCTACCTCACCAAAATTAATATAATCCTCGAGCACTGCATGAATGTTAGTACCTCGTGAGCATGCCCTATTTTTTTCTGCCTCCCACATTTCTAATACCAACTCCTGTGATACTCCTTCTCTATCTGCTACTCTTTTAGAGTGGCCGTGTCTATCGAAGGGCTGTTTGAATTTACCTAGTAAAGTTGTTACAGATATAAAAGGCTTATCAGTATCAATATGGGTGTAAGTATGCGTGGGTTCGTCGAATTTGATCTTCACTATTTATTATTATACGGACATTATTATAAAATCAATAATAAACATACAACTCTATAGAACTCTGTGTTTTTACACATAAATATAATAACATGGAGCCGGAAAAATCCTTAATAAAAGAGTTTCTACAAGGAGGTTGGGTCGTGCCTTTAATCGGGGCAGGAGCTATGCTAGCGCGCATGCTATCTGCTGAAAACAACTACACTTGGCTCCAGCAACTTAAAAAAATATTAACAGCTGGTATTGCAGCTGGCGTTGCGTGGTTTATATTAGAGCAAACTGAGATTTCATCACTATATAAAGCTATTACATATGGTATAATCGGTGTAATTTCACCTGAGGTGATAACAGGAATAGTAAAACTAGGAAAGAGATTCGCAGATAATCCTGAAAAGGTTCTTAAAAAATGAAGCCCAAATACCTAGTTTACATTTTAGTGGCTATTATTGTAGCATTCGTCATTAGAGGCTACACTTGCGCAGAGGAAATGCGATGCTCGTTATATGCTATCGAGCAAGGTGGTAGTAAAGCAGTCGACTTTAACGGGTTAGGTGCATCTGTTGAAGGATTTAAGAACCATTTACTTCTATCAGGTGTCTTAGCTATAGTAATTGCAATTTGTTGCAGGCTAAAAGCGCCGAAGTAACATAAATATACATATGGGCAAAAAGATTACTCAGCTTAATGTAGGCGTAATACCATATACTGGGACAGAAGAAGTTGCAATGGTTGACGAAGCTCAAACTCGTCGAGCATCGCTAAGTTCAATTACAAATTATCTCTCTTCTGCTAAATACTGCACCGGAAGTACAGTCGACCGTCCAATAGCTACACCCTTAGCTAATAATTTCTTTCAAGCAACTCAATCAACAGTAGGAGACTTAAGCGCATCAGGTAAGCTTGCTATGGGTACTAGTACTACTGTTGGTGGTACCTTGGCCTCAGTAGCAGGTGGAACTGGAAATAGCGCCGCTGGTGGGTGCGCGGCTGTTGCTGGTGGTGCAACTAATACTGCTAGTGCAAATAATGCACATATTGGCGGTGGTAAGGGAAATTCAGCTGGTGGTGTATGTTCTGTCATAGGCGGTGGATGTGGTAACACTACCGGTCTTGGTGGATATTCTACAGTTGGTGGTGGTGATGCAAATACTGCATCAGGAGCCGGAGCAAGTGTTTTAGGAGGGTGCGGTGGTACTGCTAGTGGTGCATGTGCTACAGTAGGCGGTGGGAAACTAAATACAGCCAGTGGGGTTATAGATACTGTTGGTGGTGGTTATTGGAATACAGCTAACGGTAATTGTGCTACAGTAGGCGGTGGAAAACACAACCGAGCGTCAGCAGATTTTGGAACTGTAGCTGGCGGTCTTAGTGGATGCGTTTATGAAGAATATGGATTTTCTGGAGGTGGATTTGATAACTGTGCTAGTGCTAAGTATTCAGCTGTTGTAGGTGGCGGTAAAAATACTGCTTCAGGTTTAAGTGCATTTGTTGGTGGTGGATGTGGGAACACTGCTTCCGGAAGTAACGCTTCGGCAGTGGTTGGCGGAATGGCTAATACAGCTTCTGGTCTAAGTGCATTCATTGGTGGCGGGCTAAGTAATACTGCTGCAGGAATAGGTAGCGTGATTGGTGGTGGTCACTCTAACGAAGCTAGTGGTACCAATGCTGCTGTTGGTGGTGGTGATGCAAATACTGCCGGGGGTGGAACATGTGCTGTAGTCGGTGGTGGTGCTGGAAATGCTGCAGCTGGGAACAGTGCTACTATAGCCGGGGGGTATGCTAACTCCGTCACTGGAGTTGCGGGAGCTGTTGGTGGTGGTAATACAAACCTAGCTTCCGGTGCTTGCGCTACTATAGCCGGGGGGTACAAAAACTGCGCGTGTGGAATCAGTTCAACCGTTGGTGGTGGTGATTCAAACCTAGCCAAGTGTGCAAATTCAAGTGTTTTAGGAGGTAATAGTAATTGCGCATGCGGTGATTACGCCGTAGTAGCCGGGGGGTACAAAAACGACGCAACTACAGACTTTTCTTTTGTTGGTGGTGGTTGCTGTAATAGAATCTTAACATGTGGTGATACGATTGCCGGTGGTAAGGAAAACAGATCGGCTGGTGGTTGTGCATTTATAGGAGGTGGTTTGACATTATCTGCTAACAACGTATTTGATGTTGTTGGTGGTGGATGTGGTAACCGGTCATGTTCCGATACAACATACGGCGGTTACACATTTATTGGCGGTGGTAAAGATAATACCTCGTTATGTGGTGCTGGTATAATCGTTGGTGGTAGAGGAAATCAAACTGAAGGCCCATGGGGTGTTATTGTTGGAGGTAGCACAAATTTTTCCGGAGCAAGTGCATTTGTTGGCGCTGGACACGGCAACAAAGCATGCCAAGGTGCCTTTGTTGGTGCCGGGCGCACAAACTGCGCGCTTGGAAATTGCTCTATTGTAGTTGGTGGGTGTAACAGTGTTGCACGAGGCACCTACTCGAGTATAGTAGGTGGACACACACTATCTGCCGCCGGTAATTGTTCTTTTGTAGGCGGTGGAGAAACAAACTGCGTTGTTAATAACCACAGTTCTATAACAAGTGGACAATGCAACGTTGTCTGTGACACCGGATCATGTGCTTCGATTGTTGGTGGTTCGAGGCATAAAGCGTGTGCTATAAATTCACACATTGGAGGAGGTGATACAAACATAATAGATGGAACTGGGCATTATGGAGTGATTGCTGGTGGGCAATACGGCTGCATTAAAGCTACTCATAGTGGTGTTGCCAGTGGTCTTCGTAATTATGTTTGTGCAGATTATGGATTTGTTGGTGGCGGTCATGATAATTCCATAAGCAATACTGCATTTACCGGTTCCAGTATCATTGGTACAAATATAACAGCTATGTCCGGTTGTATGATGCATACAAATAGATTATGGCTTAGCGCAGATGAATGCGGATGTGGTTTACCAGTAAGTGATCCTAAAGTTGAAGGTGTAGTTTGGCGTAACGGAACTGACTTAAAGATCTCAACAGGGCCATAATAGGTATTGAATTTTACCAATTGTGCAATATATACAATGTATGGCTACTACCGTATTTCACATTGAAGGAGGCATTGGTAAAAACATTGCTGCGACAGCTGTTACAGCTGCATATAAAAAAGCTAATCCAAAGCGAAAACTTATTGTCGTTTCAGCTTGGCCTGAAGTGTGGGTTAAAAATAAAGACATAGCAAGATTTTATAGAATCGGTAACACTCCTTATTTTTATCAAGATGTTATTAAGGGTAAGGATGTAAAATTATTTGCGCAAGATCCATACAGACAAACTAACCACATCACAAAGAAAACGCATCTAATTGAAACATGGTGTGATATGGTTGGTGTAAAGTTTAATAATGAAGACCCTGTAATAAATTTTAATTTTAGAGAAATTGAAGAAGCTCGGACTTATATGAATGATTTTAGTGACGGTAAAAGACCGATGATGGTATTTCAACCGTTTGGAGGGCCGGGGAAGGACCACCAGCAACACCCTTACTCCTGGACTAGAGATATACATCCGGCTCAAGCACAAGAAATTGTCAATGGCTTAGCAGATAAATTTAATATTGTACATATATGTTATGAGTTTCATCCTAAGTTAGACAACTGTCACCGGTTTGAGAGAACGATTGGAAAGAAGCCATTGTTTGCAATGATTGCTCATGCTGACAAAAGGCTGTTTATTGATTCTTCTTTACAACACGCCGCTGTTCCTCTAAAGTTGCCTTCTGTTGTAGTGTGGGTTAACACACAGCCAAAGGTTTTTGGATACGATATGCATACAAATATTGTACCTAATGTCAAGCGTGATGAAGGTACAATTGATTCATACCTCTATGATTATGATTTTCAGGGGGTGATTCATCAATGCCCGTACGACAACATAGACGAGTTACACAATGTACCGGGTATAATTCAAGCTGTCTTAGATCAATAGTAAGAGCCGTATATATCTGTATCATTGACATCCATATCCATTACTTGGGTCTTAGAGTTGTCTCCAATATCATACGGATCATTTGCATTCGCGTACTGCTTCCCGTCCGACGCTTCCTGACCAAAGAGATCTGTAGACAGTATGCCACTAGCAGTGCTATCATAGATTTGCTCATTGACCGGCTCGCTAGACAATCCGCTTTCGAAAGAGTAGTTAAATCTCTTACCTCTAAGCCTATAGACATAATGTCCAAGTAGTGGGTTTAAGGTAGAAAGATCTTGATCCATTCGCTCAGTTATTTGAAACATAACTGAGCCTCTCTGATTTGGTCTATCACAACCTAGAACCTTTAAGTCGATTACATCGCCTGCTTTAGGCTCAGGTGATTGCGCAACAGCAGAATAGTCGAAGTATGCTGATGCTGTAGATTGGAATGTACTTATATGAACAAATGCTGTAAACTCGTCATCCGGATCAAATCCAAACTTAGATAAATTTACCGCATCGTCGGATAGCTCGACATACATTTGCATTCCGGAAAGAGGACCATGAAACTGTTTCCTATCAGTGGTATTGCCGAAATCTTCACCATACAGAAGATCAGCTGCTGAAAGATTAAAGGTGTTTATGTAATATTCTACAGGAATACCAAAATTATTAATTAGGTCGTTATAAGCCTGATCAAAGACTAATTGTTCCGCTTGTAGGTTATTTGGATTAACTAATTGCCCACAGGTTGGAATAGCTGTTGCAGCTAAAACATCTGCTGGGAGACAGTTTAGTCGATTATTACTACATGGAGGTGAATCCGGCATCTTACTTCTTTCTTAACATTCCACATGGGGTTCCTTCATTATCCTCAAACATTTCTACTTCAACACCAGAGTTACCGAGGCCGTTTGTTACTCCGGGTTTGTAATCTACATCATACTCAGCTAGTGTATTTAACAGAGGCTGTCCCATTAATTTTATTTGATGAGCGGATCCGTTTACTAAGTTACTTACATGCGGGCATTTGTGATTATGCTTTTTAGGTAACGTATTTAAATGCTTTTTTGTTAGGCCTACTCTGTTAGGATCTTTACCATTACGCATTTTAGGGTTCATGATAGGGTCACCCTGGTAGTATTCGAAAAATGTCTTAAAGTTTTCCGTATAAATGCTATCATAAGATGCAGAAATTATATCTATTAAATCACCAATAGCTTCTGTGTTTCGAAGTACCTTAAAAGCTAAATTCTCGATACTAAATTCGCCTTCACGTGCTAGTCCACGTTTACGCATTTTAGATATTTTCTCTTTTAACCGGTTCGCCTTTTCATGTAACTCTTTAGCGTCCGGTCCTTTGGCTGTTGAGATTTTTTCCTTTAATATTTGGATGTCGGTTTCAATCGCCCTAGCTTTTTTAAATACGTCATTAATGTCAATTGAAGGCGGGTCATACGATGGTTCAGTAATCCATTTATCATCTTTTAGCGAATAGAGACCGGAAGCTACATGCGGCTCATCTTTGTCTTGCATGTACATTTCAACATCATGCCCTCTAAGGTTTACGTTATGTCTAAGATTCCACACAAAGCGAGGCCCGTCTAATGCCTTCTTTACCAATTTTTCATCTTCATTAATATCCTTAAAGTCAATCAGTACATGAACATCTAAGTCAGAATATTCATTGTAATTGTAATTGCTGTTACTACCAGTAAGAGTAATATCATATATTTCCACCCCTTGCAGATCTAAATTATCGATAAAATCATCGGTTATAGACAAAAGCTTTTCTCTTATATCTGGGTCAAATTTTTTATCCTCAGACCAAAATTTTTGATTTAAAGTTTCGTTGTAGAACCTCACACCTATATTTATTAAAAAAGCCCGAAGAGGTGTACTCAACGGGCTTTTTATTATTGTTTAATTTTTGAGCGGCTTATTCGAAAGCGTTTTTACCGACTTTAAGGTTACCAACTTTGTTCTGCTTACCGTAGTTAATTTCTTTCGAAAGAGTCGATCCAGCATCAACGCCGTATCCACCACCATCTTTCTGTGCAGCAGCACCCTGGGTCTTTAAGTTACTAACCTTGTTATTTTTACCGTAGTTAATTTCTCCCTTAAGAGTCGATCCAGCATCAATGCCGTATCCACCACCATCTTTCATAGCGGCCTCTTCATCCTCTTCAAACTGTGTATCAGTGACTTCTGCAACATCAACATCGATGTCAACCTCAGTCTCTTGTTGTGCTAAAGCTGTTTGTAAGATATCAGCGAGTGTTTGTGCTAGTTCACCGGGAATGGTTACTGCGATTTCCTCTGGAACCTCATCTACAACCTCCTCAACGTCGGTTTCAATTCCGAGGGCTTCAAGCTCAGTAACATCTTCAGCATTTTCACCAAAGCTCTCACTGACCATTACCTTATTATAAAGTTTATCAAATACAGAAGTCTTGCTCATAAAATTATTTAGGCCCTCGCGTGCAATTTTCTCGTGTTCTGCTAAAATTTCTTCATCTTCTTCATCTTCTTCAGCTTCTTCACCCTTTTTACCTTTTTTTGCTTTTTTTTCATTATCCTCATCCTCATTATCCTCATCCTCATCATGATCTTCTTCATCTTCTTCTGGCGGTCCCACATTACCAGAATATGGCACTTGATCAAATTCAGGACCAGTTGGGTCAGGCTGTTGGTTATTAATACCTGGATCGTTGCCATCACCGTAGGTCAACCCACCAATATTATAAATGTTATCTTTTTTATCCTTATCAGATAGCTTAGTAATGTCGACAAGCGGTGGTCTCCAGCCGCCATCTTCTTGTGGTCCTCCTGTTTCTAGAGGAGCTTCACCAACAGCGCCGGCCGGGACTTCTTCATTAATTACAACTTTATTGAGCACATCTCCGTATGCTTTACCTAGTGACATCAAGTCTTTCTTATTTGACATGTAATTATTTATGCTAAGCATTAAATATTTCTGTGGCTAGACAAGATAATATGTTCTATATGGGTAATAAAAACTTACCCAATGTTAATTGGAAAGGTGAATACACTAAGCAACAAGTAAGAGACCTTAAAAAAGCTAGTGCAAACATACTCTACTTTGCTGAAAATTTCTTTCATATTGTTAACCTTGATAGAGGTAAAGAAAAAATATCTTTATACAAACCCCAAAAAAGAACTCTTAGAAAGATGAGAGATAATAGGTTTTTTGTTCTATTAGCTTCTAGGCAGATTGGTAAGTCGACTATGATGACCATATACATATTATGGCAAGCGTGTTTTAATAGCGATCAGCGCATCCTGTTAGTAGCGAACAAAGAAGCTACCTCTATTGAAATCTTCCAAAGGGTGAGAATGGCATATGAAGAGCTACCAAACTGGCTTAAGCCGCCTGTTAAAGAATATGCTAAGACATCAATGACATTAGAAAATGGAAGTAGGATAGGTATTACAACCACAACCGGTACAGCTGCTCGTGGTCAATCTGTGAACTGTCTTGTTATTGATGAGATGGCCTTTATTGAGCCTCACTTGGTAGAAGAATTCTGGAAATCCGTTTTCCCTATTATTACTTCCTCGAAAAACTCTAAGGTATTTGTATGCTCTACAGCTAATGGTACTGATAATCTTTTTTATAAATTATACACCGGAGCAATAGAAAATGAAAACGGCTGGGCCTATGACAAAATTAAGTGGGATGAGATACCCGGTAGAGATAAGCAATGGGCTAAAGCTACTAGAACCGCTCTTGGGTCTGCAGATGCCTGGTTACAAGAATTTGAATGTGAGTTTATTCACTCAGGTGAATCTACATTAGATGACGAACTGTTTGAAGAGATGATGGGTAAGGTTTCTAAACCAAAAATTATTCTCGACGATGGTCATTATAAACTATGGGAAGAGCCGGATGAGTCTAGACTATATGTAGCCGGGGTAGATATCTCTGAAGGTGTGGGTATAGATGCATCTGTTATTCAGATATTAGACATTACCGATATAAAAGATATTAAGCAGGTAGCTGTTTATAGAAACAATAAAATACCCCCGTTGGAGTTTACTAATAGATTATATAAGATTTTGCGTAACTGGGGGTCTCCCCTGGCTCTCATAGAGAGAAACAATTGTGGCGCACAGGTCGTGGATAGGCTAGCAGTTGACATGGGGTATGAAAAAATCGTTTCATATGGTAACGCTAACGCTCATCGTCGTAATGTAATGAGAGGGATGATAGCTCATACTAATACCAAATATAAAGGCGTTCTTAATATGCGCTACTTTATGAACGAAGTAAGAGTTGTTAATATTAACGAAGAGGAGACAGTCATGGAGCTTAGAAACTTTGTAAGGTATCCAAACGGTACATGGAAGGCTCGAGCTGGGTTTCATGATGATAGAGTGATGGCAATGTTATACAGTCTCTTTATATTAGAGAAAGAAATAACAGAACGCTTCTTTGAGATAGTAGAAGTTGATGATATGGGTAAGCCTTCTATTATAGAGCCTATGGATTTCGGCGTTCAGTATTTTGAAGAACCAACATCCATATACCTAGACAGTGAAATAGTTGGTGATCATACTCATGAACTGAATGCTCTAGTTTGGGGCATGGGTGAAGATCAAACTGCTGATATAGATGAACTAGAAGCATTTGGATATCAACTTATTGGCGAAAAACCACCGGAGGATTGGACAGGGCAACCGGTAGATTACCGTCGCCACTAATAAATATATTATATGGCATACAACACCATGCAGCAGTCGGTGCTCAATAAATCAAGAGCTGATAAGTTCTTGCTTGTTTTTGATATACCGCCTATATTAAAAGAGTTTGATAAAAAATTTAAACAGAGCAATACTACAATTGTTAGTGACTCAGTTCAATTTTCTATTTTTGGGACCGCGGTCCCTGAAATAACCGTACCAGCAGTAGAAAATAGATATGCAGGTAATACTCTTTATGTATCTTCTCATAGTAAAAACTCGTACCCACCAGTAAGTGTTAAATTTAATGTTGACAATGAATATAAAAACTACTGGGTAATTTATCAATGGCTTAACCTACTCCATGATCAATATGATGGAAGGTATAATGCTCGGGAGATAAATTCGAACGATCCGGATGAAAATTTTAAAGATTACCAAACAAATTTAACTATTTTTGGTAAGGATGAATTTAATAATAGTAGGATAAAGTTCACTTATACAAAAGCATTTCCCACTACTATTGACACAATAGATTATAATTATCAAAATCCGGATGAAATTTCTTCTGGCTTTACCTTTGTCTATTCACAATTACACACTGAAGTTATGGATTTTTGAATATATTTGTATGAAAATGGATAAATAATTTTATGGCACAGCGTACGATTAACTCTCCCGGAGTAGAAATTAGAGAATCCGATCTTTCACTTACAGCCCCCCTAAACGTTGGAACAAACGTTTATGCTACTGGCTTTGCTCAACAAGGGCCCCTTGATGAAGTTCTTAAGATTACAACTAAACAAGAATTGAATCAAATTTTTGGAGTTCCCACGAACTCATCTGAAAGATACTTCTATTATACTCTTTCCGAACTATTAAATTCACCAGCAAATGTATATGCTTCTAGATTACCATACGGTCATGGTTCGGGTGATGGATTTGGTTCTAAATACTCAGCATTAGTTTACCCAGTACGAAATGTTACTGGTGATGCTGAGTTAGGACAATTAAGTGCTTATCAACTAAACTTTAATTTTGCTGGGACGGCGACAACTCCTGGAGCCGTCGCGACTGATACTGTAAACGCTCTTTCGGGTGTTGAAATTGGAATTCAATCAAGTAGTGGTGTATTAAGCTCCATTGTCTTTGGTGTAAGTGCGAAAGGTTCTGGCTGGATTCATAAGGGCACGGTGTATTACAGTGGATCTTCTACTAACATTAACAACGGTGGTACTACTAACATTATACCTCTTTGTTCAAGTGCGACTGGTGGTAACTCTGTAGCATCTATATACAAACAAATTTCTGCTGCTGTTGGTTCTTATAAAGGTTCTGGCGAAACATATAACTTTACAAACTCGGGCATTGGACTTAGTATGAAAATAGCGCTTAGCGGCTCAGTTGCTGCTCAAACATACGGCACTATTTCAGATTCAGTAATTGAGCCATGGACGGATACAAGTGATACATTTAGTATATCGGCAAAATCAAACCAACAGATTTCAACTGACTTAGATACAGTTTCAGCAGTGTATGTGTTAGGTGAACCGACACATTTAGAACTTACTGAAGCACAATACCTTAGCGGTTTAAATGGTACAGCTTTCACATGGTCAAAGACAGCCGGTAATAAAGATTCATTCTCTACTATCGCTGACGCTGGTGGAGCTGGTGCAGTTATCTTAAACAAGTCGACTTCAACTGTCAATAACCAATTTGAAGGTTATTATGTTGGGCTTGCAGATAATACAAATACTACACCGGGTAGTAACTTTAATAATATTTTAACAACAAAGACAATTACAGCATCTGCTGCAGCTACTACATCGTTTACTATTATACCTCCTGGTACACAAGTGTTTAAACTGTCATCTAATTACCAAACTGGTCCTGATGGTACAATCTCTGAAGTAATAGAAAACTTTACAGAGTTTGAGATTGATGGTAGAGATGATGATGACATCTTAAGCTTAGGTGTATTTAAGTTACGTAAATCAATTTACGCAAATGAGGCATTTAAGTTAGATTACGTCTTAGAAGACGGAATTGCTGGATCTATTAACTACTATAGAACAAAGCTCAATCCTAACGGTGGGCAAGATCAACCGTTCTTCGTAGAATCACGAGATGATTCGTCACGAAATGTTGTTGTAAAAGTTAACGATTATGTTTCTAACAGACTTAGAGGTACAAATGCTCTAGATGCTAATGGCGATGTAAATAAGCGGGTTAGAGTATATACTACACAATTAGCTACAGAAACTACCGCTGCTGGAGTAGCAAGAACAGGAATTGCTGCTGGATTATACACTAGCATAGATTCAGTATTAGGTAAAGCAGAAAGCCTTTACCCTCTTGGAGCTTATACTGAATCGTCACCTATTGGTAAAGAGTTAGGCGATATTCCTAATAAGTTAGAAAGAGCACTCGACGGAATCAGAAATGATGAAATTTACGACATTGACGTTGTTGTTGAGGGTGGCTTAGGTACAATCTACGCCATTGCTAGTGCAGACAATAAGACATATTATGATGAATATGCAACAACAGATAATATCACAGCAGCTGTTAACGGCTTAAGAACATCTGGTGATGTTGCTGGAACTGCTTTAACTCTTAGAAATAACTACTCTACTATCTTTAATAAGTTTGAACAGTTTGTTTCACCGCCTTACTTAGGTGGAAGTAGAGGAGATTGCATATTCATTGCTGATCCGTTACGTCAGATCTTTGTACAAGGTTCTGATGGTAAGGTTCTTGATGATAAGAATAAGAATTTCCAAACAGATATATATTGGCCTATAAGGCACCAGTTTGAAAATGAAAATACTTCTTATGCAGCTACATATGGTAACTGGGCATTAGTTTATGATAGCTACTCAGGTCGCCAAGTTTGGGCCCCATTCTCTGGTTTCGCTGGAGCAACAATGGCAAGAACTGATGCAGCAACCTTCCCATGGTTTGCACCAGCTGGTTTCACTAGAGGTCTTGTAACATTTGCAAATGACATTGCAGTTAATCCAAATCAAAAGCAAAGAGATGAGCTTTATAAAGCTAACATTAACCCAGTAGCACAATTCCCATCACAGGGATTAGTAATATTTGGTCAAAAGACACTTTCTAAGAAATCGAGCGCATTTGATAGAATTAATGTTAGAAGGTTGTTCTTATCACTAGAGAGGCCAACTAAGAAAGCTTCTAGGTTCTTTGTATTTGAACAAAATACAGAGTTTACCAGAACTAGATTAGTTAATACACTTACTCCAATCTTTGAAAGGGCTAAGAACAATGAAGGCTTATACGACTACTTGATCGTGTGTGATGAGAGAAACAACACTGCAGCGGTTATCGATGCTAACGAGCTAGTGGTTGACATCTACATTAAACCGACAAGGACCGCAGAGTTTATCTTAGTTAACTTCTACGCTACTAGAACAGATGCTAATTTTGAAGAATTAGTCGGTGGTTAATGAATCAAACAATTAAATAATATTATGGCAACAACTATTCAGAACTTCTTTACCAGAGCTGCATCGAAGCAATTTTCTCGAGATTTTCTATTTCGAGTAAGGCAAATAGACTTAATAGGAGGTATTAGGTTTGATGGAGAGGATGACCTGGTTTATGCTAGGACAGCATCTTTACCTGGCAGAAACATTGACAACGTTAATGTTAATTACTTTGGACAAGAGTTCCAAGTACCGGGCAGAGCAACATATGCTAACGCTGCTGGTTATTCAATTGAATTCTATCATGATGAAAATTGTGAGCTTCGAACAAAAATGGAAGCTGCTTCAAGAGCAGTGTTTAATAATGAAACATCCACCGGTGCATATGGTATGCCCGGAGAAGAGTCAATAATTAACTTAGTACAAATAGATAAAAACTTAAACGATGTTAGAAACATCGAACTAGTTGGTGCATCAATTAGAGAAATTGGTGACATTGAGTATTCTATTGCTGATGGTACTGGCGATGTATTAAACTTCTCTACTACATTTGCCTACCACTTCTATAGAGACTTTAGTTAGTATATGTTTAATCGGATAGCTGATTAAATAATATTAATGGCTGGTGAAGTATACGATTTTCTTAGCAACTATAGCGTTGGAGGACCCTCAAGATATTACCTCTCGCTTCCTACTCTTTGGAAGATAGAATTTTCTAATGCTGGTTCTGTGAGAGGTCAAGTCGACCAAGCATTAGAAAAGGCTGGTGAAAGCTGGAGAGTAAAAAACATACCTGAAGAGTTTGTATCAAATGGCAATACGTTAGTCGCCCGTGAAGTCGCAGTTCCGGGCGAGACGACAGAATTTTTAGAAGCAGGTGCAGATATAAACTTAGGCGGCTTTTTACCTGCTTATGGTGTTAATCGCCGGCAAGGATTTTTAACTAGGACGTTAGCTGTAAATATTTTTGATACAGATGATGACTTAGAGCATAATTTCTTTAGACCGTGGATGATAGCAGTTGGTATTGATGGTTTGCTTAATAGAGGTTTGCTTTGTCCTAATGTAGTTTTAAGGCAATATAACCATAAAGGGGAAATACGTAAAGGATATAACTTTACAGATGTATTCCCTACTAACGTTGAAGGGTATACAATTGATTACGATAATGAAACATTTCTTGAAAAAAGCGTAACTTTTGCATTTAAGAATTACGCCCCTATATAAAATGTATGCTCGTTGAAGTTGAAATACCTTTTAATAAAAAGAAGGTACAGTTAAATGTTTTCAAGTTTAAACATATAAACGAACTTCATTGGCTAAAGAATTCGCTAAGTAGTAAGATTAAGTTCTTAGAAGGGTTTATACAAACGCCTAGGTTAAATGCTGTTGAAAAATTTATATCATTAATGCTACTTAGGAGTGAGTGTATTGATTCTTCTATATCTGTACAACGAAATAACAAATCCGTTAATGTTGATATAGAGTATATTTTAGAATCTTTTTCCCAGTTAGCAGATATTAAAACTACTATAAAGCATGATAGTTTCGAATTTGTATTTGACTACCCTTCAAGATTTTGTGTTGATTCTAATACAATGCTTAGTGTGTTGAGGCAGATAAAATTAGATGATTCAATTATTGATTTAGATTTATTATCTGATGAGGAGTTCAATAATGTTATATCAAATTTACCCCCATCGTGTTTATCTGTAATTACGTCGTTTATCGATAAACACGCAGACCATCTTACATTTTCTCTTTTCGGCACTAAAGATAAAATAGACCTTACAGATTTTAATTCATCGCTATTTGTTAGTAATCTGTTTGATTGTGTGAGTGAACAAAATTATAGAGAATATTTATTTTTATTAAGTAAGCGATTTTCTGATATAAATTTTGTATTAAACTGCACTTTTTATGAAATAGAAGATTATCTAGATTTGTATAGGAAAGAGGCGCAGCAACAAAATGTCGAGTTGCAAAAAACTATCGACTAATAAATAGGTGTATGGAGAATATCACTGCAAAAGAGTTTCTTAAAAAACTCGCAGACATCGAAACAGATTTTAATATATATGTACCATCGTTAGGTAAAAGCGTTGAAACATTACCTCTAACCCTTAAGCAGCAAAAAGATATTATATCTACTGCAACTGGTGGTGCGCACGGCTCACTAGAGTTTACGCGTTCAATAAATGACGCTATACTAAAAAATGTTAAAGAAAAAAAGCTCTACCCTTACGATAGGGTACCTGTTATAGTTCAGTTAAGAAAACATTCTCTAGGTGATAGAGCACTAACTGATGATTATGAATACGCTTCTTTAGAAGATATAATTAAAAACTGTAAGAATGAAAAAGCAAGTTTTACAAATACAGGGGAAATTGCAGTTGACTCACTTAAATTAAAATTAAGAATACCAACACTAAAAGAGGAGAATGAAATAATTTCAAAATGTTTAATTGAGTTGGATAAAATTGATCCTGAAGATGTAACAGAAACTGTCGGAACTGTTTTTGTTTTTGAATTAATCAAATATATACATACAATTTCTATTAAAAATGATATAGTTGCTTTTAGTGATCTTAAAATTCAAGACAGGGTTGATATAATTGAGAGGCTTCCGTTGAGTGTATACAATGAGCTAGTTTCTTTCCTAAGACAAATAGGAAAATATGAAGCTGACATATTAGCTGTTGGTGATAGTTATGTATCAATAGATGCAGCCTTCTTCGAAGGCAATATATTCGACCCTAGTGCTGATGCATAAATATATATGTGGACGACCCAAAATTAGTAGCTACCTTAAATTCAATCCTAAATACACTAGGTAATATGGCCGCGGCCGCGGCCGTGGGCGATGATTCTGTTGTAAAGAATATAGTAGAATCAAAAGGGTCAACATTTGGCAAAAAGGGAGGAACTAAAGTAGACCCAACTCAAGTACGTCTACAAACAGAAATTGCGTATAAGTTTCTTAAAAAACAAGAGAAGCCAAAATCAGCAAATTTAGGACGTGATAAGCCTAGATTAGTATCTGAGTATACGCTTTTTGCAAAGACCTTTTATAAGGTAATGCAACAGTTAAAGCCTGATGAAAAGGGTAAAACAAAAGTTATAGACCCTGCAGCAAAGGCAGCCTTAGCTCAACAAGAGCAAATGAACAAATTGTTGAAGCAAATCGCTAGTGGTAAGCTTGGTAGAGGAGGTAAAGGTGGACCTGGTGGGGATGAAGAAGGAGGGTTCTTCTCCGACATAATGGATCAGCTTGGCGGTCTGCTGGGTATGGGCGCCGGCGGCGGGATCCTCGGTGCAGCTGGAAGTAGGCTCTTTGGTCGAAAGGGTAGAAAATTAGCTAAACAAAAAAAGGCTGAATTAAAGAAACAAAAGAAAGTTGATGCTGATAAGAAGAAAGCTCAAAAGAAGCAAGATGCTGATAAGAAGAAAGCTCAAAAGAAGAAACCGAAGGCAGACACTAAGAAACCGAAGGTAGACACTAAGAAACCGAAGGTAGACACTAAGAAACCGAAGGTAGACACTAAGAAGGTCACCAAGAAGACGACTCAACAGGCCTTAAAGAAAGGCGGGACGAAGGCCGCCGTCAAAACCGGTGCTAAGGTCGGCGCGAAGGTGGGCAGTAGATTCATCCCCGGTGTCGGGTGGGTGTTAACTGCTGTTGATGTAGCGTTAATAGCAAAAGGTGTCTATGATGTAAACAAAGCGAACGCTGAGGCTGCAGAATCAAATAGACGGTACCAAGCAGGTCACGGTAATTTAATAGATAAACTAAAAGCAGACCAGGAAAGAGTAGCTGCCGGCGGTGATCCATTAGGTGCGTTGGTAAAAGAATTACAGATTAAGCAGCAAATGCTTTCAAAACAATATAATGATAAGCAGTACGAGTACATGACGAATAAGGGGTTTATTGGCTTCGGTAAAAAGATTGACAAAGATGAGCAAATTGAATTAGATCGAATAGAGAAAGAGCGACGCAATTTTCAGAAGGAACAGTTGAGACCAGCAATACGAGCTTGGCAAATGGCTAAAGCAATGCGAGGGGATGAAAAGGCTCGAGAATATGTTAGTAGGGCAAAGAATGAGTTTGAGGCAGAGAGAAAAGCAGCAGCAAAACGACAGCCGATGGTTGACCGGATGGTTGAACAGGGTATGGATCTAGAACAAATTCATACTGCTCTAGGGGAAGGGGACGCTCACCATAAAAAATTAAGAGCAGCTATAGCTGCGGATAGAGCATTAAGCGGTGGAACTAATATGTACTCACCTCAATCACAAGGAAAAATACCTTACGCTGAAGACTTTATGTTTAGAGGCGGTAGGTTTGTAAGGTTTAGTAGTAGTGATGATATTTTAGGAGCTAAACGCGGCGGCGCTCTTGATAAGCTACTCTCACGTAGTGTACCAGGTGGAGTTGGAGCTGGGTCGCAACCAGTTCGAATTTCAAACATTGCATCTATTACAGATGAAATAAAAACTTCTAACGTATACTTACAGCATTTAGTTAAACTCACGGCAAAACTGGTTAGCTCTGCTGGCGGTGGTGCACGTGCAATACCGGTACCGAGTAGCGGTGGTGAGAGTATATCTAAGGCACAAGGGAGCCCGGACGGGCCTAGTTTTTCCGATAGTAGAGTAGAATTCTATAACTCACCTTATAGTATGCATACCCCCGGAACCCTTACATAAATATTATTATGGACGACGTTGATATAGTAAGAGATTATGATTGGACTTCCGTTCCAAGAAATTCTGCTCTTCGCGAAGAAGCTCCTATTGCTATTGTAGTTGCTCATCAGTTAGAGAACAACGCACTACAACAATTTGTCAACGGATATCTAAATACTATTCAGTTAGAGGGAATGTTAGAAGGAGATGAAGATCCCGGTATTGCATTTTATAGAGGATTATACAAAGGATCGAAGCCACTAGGAACATTTTTCTTTCCCTTCTTTACTGATGCATATCGTGCATTTAGTAATGAGTATGCAGATACTTTTTCTCCGATAAGTCAGAGAGGTGCAAGAATGATTGGAGCGGAAGCTATTGAAAACTTAGCAGGTGCCGGTGAAAAAATTGTAGGAGGTGGCGTCGAGTTAGGAAAAGGTTTACTGTCTGTTGGCGGTGGTATTGTAGAAAACATAGGTGATCTTGCAAAGGCTGGGTTCTCTGCGCTAAAAGGAGAAGGTGCGGGTGATTTGTTTACAGAAAAAACCTTTATTAGGGGGTTAGAAGGAATGAAGAGTACAATGGAAGGTGCTAAAACTATAGGTGCGCCAGGTAGCTTTATTGAGACTCCCAAATTTTATCAATATGCTAATACTGACCAAGGTCTAGAGTTTCAATTTGTTTTATCTAATACTTTAAACGATGACGCGCCAGCTAAAAATGCTGAGTTTATAAAAGAGTTTACTAAGATAAATAGACCTAAAAGGGAGGGGGCATTAGCCATCACCTTTCCAGCGATCTACCACGTTGAGGTGCCCGGTTTGCGATATATAGAGTGGGCTTCTTTAGATAATTTTAATGTTTCATTATTAGGTCAAAGAAGAAAAATTGACGGTGTTATCATTCCTGAAGCTTATACAATTAGTTTAAGCTTTACATCTTTAACAATAGAAGCAGCTAATTTTATGAAAATGGTACAAACCCCAAGTCAATCTGGCAGCCAATATCAAAGAGAGCGTGCAATAGCTCTCGGAGAACTAAGAGAGCAGAGTCTAGCAGCTCAACGACAGTTAGGGCCAAATTTTGTAGGACCGCCGTCACCAATAGCAACCCGAGATAATACAGGTACAAATTTTGATTAACATGAGTTTAACAGGTACAACAGGAGAATATCAAGACGACATAGAAGCATTAAAACCGCTTCCATTGACGCGGTATGAGAGAATATTTAGAATATACACAGAAGGTAAAAATGGTAAGCAGTTTTACTTTTATAACATTCTTAATAAGATTGAATTTCCAGATAATATAGATCCCATGTTACTTGACTTGTATACTGTAAAGTCAAGAGAGCCATTGACAACAACATCTTATAATCTATATGGTGATATTGAAAGCTGGTGGATGATATACTTATTAAATAAACCTCTTCTTAAAAACAAATTTTATGCTGAAGGTGGTATGCAATTAAAGTTTATCAAAAAAGCTGATAGAGCTTTGATTTATCAGCAAATTACTGATACAACTGCTTTCAGCAATAGACACTTCTAATGGCAGAGGAACCAATATTCCCTATTAACGGATCAAAGTTTTACTGTAAATTCGATCTTACAGGGCCGAGTACAGAAGGCCCAGGTAAGATTCAATTTACAAAATCTGCTATTGTTCATTTTGAGTTAGAAGAAAACTTTTTTGAGCCGTTTGTAAGTGCATCTGTAACGGTTAATAATCCATTAGATTACGTAGAGAACACAGTGTTTACAAGGGGAGACGGTAGGGACAAGTTTAGTATAAAGTTATACAATACAGAAGATAAGAGACCAACAGACGAAATTCAATTAGAATATGATTTTGTAATCGCTAATGAGAGTAATAGTGTATCTAAAACAGATAGAACTAATAACTTTAAAACGTATACTTTAATTGAAGAAAACTATTTTAAGTTAAATGAACAAATTCCATATGGTAAAAGATATGGCGGCGGGGGACGCGGTGGACTGCATGTTGCTATCGGTACTATCATTCAAGAAATATTAGAAGAAGTTATTGGACCTGATTGCATTGACTATGAGAACTGGGAGCCAGGTGACATGGTGATAGATAACTTTCCGGAATATATTATTCCACCAATATCATTTAGGTATTCAGATCTAATCAAGTATTTGCTTAGGTTGTATTATTTTCTCGATGGTGATCTAGCTTGTCAAGGAATGCTTACTTTTAACAGGGTAAATAAAAAATATCAACTACGACCCATAAGTAAAATATTTGGTGAAAACTCAGAGTTGACGCAAGAGGCATTTGGTGTTGGAGATTTGACTAATGCCGAGAATGTCGGTACAGTTAAAAGTAACCCTATAGATGAGGGCGTTCTGGTTAATAAATACACTAACGCGTTAAAGAATACAAACTTTACCACCCCGATGGTAACATGGAGTAACGAGTTCTTTACAAATTATTCAATAGCTACAACTAACCAATACCTGGGGATAGAAGTTAAAGAATTAATGACAATTAAAACTATTAAGGATGCATGGGCAAAGTCGTTTGTCGAAGTCTTTAAATGTGTTGGAGGGGTGCCAAAGCCCTTCCTACCATTAAATGAAGCAAAGAGTAATATTTTTAAGCCCTTTATTCTGCCATATAAAAAAGAGCATGTAAGAAATATAGCAAAAGCTCAAATGGTTTCTAACTTAACCTTTTTTAACCTCCAGCTAGCTATTGATAATATTGGCGATACAGCTAGAAAGGCTGGCAAGTTTATAGATGTATTTAAGAGAAACAAAAAAGAACAAATTGTAGACAAAAAATTATTAGGTAGGTGGTTTGTAACTAAGGTAAGACACCTGTTTACAAAAGATAAGTATTTTAACGTAATCTCATGTGTTAAAACATTTGTGGGACCCGACTCTAAAATAGAAGACACTTAAAATGGCTATATGTAACAAAAGTATCGAAACATTAAGAGCTTTAGAATTAACTAAAGATCAATTTGATTCCCTTGTAGAACGGGATTGCAGGGGACAAAATAGAGGACCAATATTAGGGTATAAGTTTACAAATAAGGATAAACAGCTGTGTCAATCATTTAAAAGAGTATATCAATTAGGGCTAAGACAGCTGCAAATATTTGTTGATGATCTTATACGTGGTAATCCAGAAATTGATGAACAGTCAGCTTTATACTATATAAGGCAGCTTTATAACGGACCGTTTACAAACTATGTTGTACAGTATGCGCAAAATCCTTATAGAGGTCAAGGTCGTAAAGAAAATTGCTTTTTCCCCTCCCCGGACACTTTAGCATGCTTAGCTAATACAACTCAACAAAACGCTAATGTACCGGTGTATGTCGGTGCATCTGAAGACATATCGATAAATTTATATAAAAAGACGCCGGCTTTTTTACGAAGGAATCTTAATATCTGTCAGACAACATGCGCTGATGTTTTTAACTATAACTCTGAAAGCGCAATATATAGCGATGGTGCATACCCGTATATAGACAGGCGTTCTATAGAGCGTGTCAATAATGAATATAACGGGGATTACTGTTCAGGGCCAGTTGCGTGTGGTAATCTAATGATTAAGGATGTTAAATTTGGTAACATATTAAAAGGCATTGCAAATAGTATTATTCAACTAGTTGCGGGCTACCTCGGTCCGGATGCGTTTAGATTATTTACTTACAAGAGAGATATAAACTTTTTCGACCCGAATCAAAATATATCAAAAACAAAAAATGAAGCAGTTTGTAAATCTGTCCTTCTCTTAAGAAAAGCCTTTGACGAACAAGGGAATGAAAAGTTAGAAGAAGAATGTGTTGAGGTTTGTTGTAGTTGTTGCTGCGGTCCATCAATACCAAATTTTGGTCTTACAATATCTACCGGGGAAGGCTCGTTTGATTTATACACAGTTGCAGGTCGGGGCGGAACGGGGTCGAAACCGAGAGAGAATCCAAATATTGGAGGTACACAAATGTCGCCACAAGTTGATCCGGTAATTGAAGGTCTCGGTACTTTCCCGGGTGTGTTGAATGTTACTACGTTTACCAACCCTTTAAGTGCCGCGCAAAAGACTTTAGATCTAACGAACGGATCTTTATCTGGTGCACATACACATCTTACAAGTACTGGCGAAACAGTATGGATGCCGTTCGGTACTATGGAAGAGTTTCAAGAATATTTAGATAGAGGAAAAGATATCTGCGACGATAAAGACACTTGCGACGACGCGCTTGATTTTTAAACATCAATAACGTCATCGTCCCTATCAACCAATGCTTGCATAATATCTTCACGAGAGAGAAGCACTCTAGTCTGATTATCTGTAATGTTTATCCTCTCTTTAGATTCAACATCCATTTTCTTAACTTCCTTTTGTGTTTCGTTTCTCTCGTTAGAACTGTGAAGCTTTTGTAATGTATCAATAGACCCTGCAGTTGCTTTAATTACTTCTGCCAATGCTGCAACATCTCTATTCTCCGGAGCTGTTGAAATGTAATCATTAACATTATCAACAAGTTCTAAAGACTTTTTAACAAGCTTTCCAGAAGAGTTCATAATAAACTCTTCTAAATTGTCTTTATCTATAGTTATATCTTCGCGCTTTTCGCGTACGGTACTATTATTACCTTTTATCTGTGCAATAATATCATTCACCGCTCCATCTAACTCTTCATCAGCCATTACATCTATATTTAATCTACACTTGAATTTTTTACAACATACCTTATTATAGTTATATGATTGTAAGGTTTAAGAAAACTAATGAAAATGCAGTTATTCCGTCTAAAAATCATGATTCAGATACTGGTTTAGATGTAACTTCCGTTGAAGATAGGTTAATACCAGCGCGCGGCTCTGCTGTCGTTGATGTAGGGTTAAAATTTGCATACATTGATCACGGGTTTTGGATAAAGGTGGAAGGTCGTTCAGGCCTTGGATTTAAACATGGCATTATTCCGCACCCTGGAATTATCGATCAAGGATACCGTGGAGATGCTGGGATTAAGTTATATAATAATACTGATAAGGATTATAAGGTTAAATCCGGAGATCGCATTGCTCAATTTGTTGTGTATAAAAATTATAATGTCGAGGTAAGTGAAGGTAATATTATGGAATCAAAACGCGGGGAAAAGGGGTTTGGTTCATCTGGTAAATAATTATGATTGATTTTGATAAAATTTGGGTCGAAAAATATCGCCCGCAAACGCTAGATGATGTTATCTTAGATCAAGAGACATTACGCGTAGTTAAAGAGTTTAAAAATGAAATACCTAATCTTCTTTTTGTTGGTAATCCTGGTACTGGTAAAACCACCCTTGCTAGAGTTATTGTTAACGACATTCTTAAGTGTAATTACCTTTATATTAATGCTTCTGATGAGTCTGGTATCGATACTATTCGACACAGTATTACTAATTTTGCACAAACTAAATCTTTCGATGGTAAGGTTAAGGTCGTAATTTTAGATGAGGGAGATGGTCTAACATCTCAAGCTCAAGCAGCGCTTCGTAATACAATGGAGTCGTATGCTAAGTATTGTAGGTTTATTATTACTGCGAACTATAAGCATAAGATTATTCCAGCCGTACAGTCCAGATGTCAGTCATTAACTTTTAAACCTGTTATCGAATTAGCAGTTAAAAGATGTTACACCATTCTAAAAAATGAAAATATTAAAGTACCGGAAGAGCAAAAGAAAAAGTTCGTACAGCTTGTCAAGCGTCACTTCCCCGATTTACGGAAAACCATTAACGAGCTCCAAAAAAACGTCATTGATTCAGAGCTGTGTATTACTAGCGTTGTTAGTGATAACGAGTTGCTCGAAACGATTTACAAAAAAATAGCCTCTAAGCAGTGTTTAGAAGCTAGGAGATATTTGATTGAAAACGAAGATAGGTTCCAAGGAGATTATGACACGCTATTAGCTAATTATCTAGATTTTATCTATACTTCAAATATCGAAGATCTTAAAAAGAAAGAAACGATTGCTATTATCGCAGACCATCTCTATAAGAGCGCGTTTGTTGTAGATAAAGAAATTAATGCATTTGCATGTTTAGTAAATTTAGAAAATGCCCTACATTAAACCAGAACAAAGACAACTAGTGGATGGTGCTCTTGAAGTATACGGATTGAATTTTGTCCCTAAAAACGCAGGTGAGTTAAATTACGTAATTACTGTTTTTATAGATAATTATATTAGATCACAGGGAGAAAATTACGCAAATTATAATGAAATGATTGGCGCGCTAGAGTGTTGCAAACAGGAATACTACAGAACGGTAGTAGGTCTTTACGAAGATCAAAAAATTGACGAGAACGGAGACGTTTAGGCTTTTTTAAGATCAGCCATATATTCGTTTGTGTATGATGTAACCGCCGGCGACGGGGTAGCAGGATCACTAGGAATTACTGTATTCTGCTTTGGTAAAGATCTCTCTGTTGGTGTGAGCTCGTGTGGCTCTGTCCCACCTCTATCAGATCTATTGGAAAGCATTTCCTCATCCTCTACAACCTCTTCCGGTTTGATGTTTACATTACTAGGTCTCTTTAGAGCATCTGGTATAGGCAGAAGGTTAGGGTAATATTCAACAGACTGTCCTAACAAACCAGGAACTGTAACATAATGTGAATATCTCCCACCCCCTTCATCGAGTGCAATATCTAAATTTACATCGAGAGATGATTGCTGCGAACTAGCAGGGTACCGCGTAGGTTCTGTATCTTTTATTCCAACGACTCTAATATGGAGCCCTGAATCGATCATTTTTGTGAGTAACTCTTTTGTATTTTTCGGTAATGATTTATAACAATCAGTTGATTGATAATCGTCATTAAATTTAAAAACGTCACCTACAAGAAAACCTCCGCGTTGGTATCTTCTCATATAAGACTCGTGCAAATTAACAAACTTTTTACCTGCCATAATATTATTTATGCAAGCTTGCAAATAATCACACAGTATCGCGTAACTTAATCTTTAAGAAACTCAGCTATTGTATGAAATGCTGTAAACACTTCAATATCCTCTTCTACAGCAGGTCCTAAATTCTCTTCGAGTTCAAAAGAATGCGTTGTATGTACAGTTCTTTGGATCGCCCATCCAGTCGTCCCGGAATCATCTTTAACGAATACTCGTCCTTCTATTGGATTTGGGAGCTCCAATGTTGCATAAACTTCATTTTTGAGAGCTGTTACTAGTTCGTTAGTGGATATCTCCACATCAACATCTGCTTTACCTTTAACGCGCATACCTATAAGTATATTATAGTTCCTTAAACTCGATTTACCACTCGGGTATTAAATATTATAAATGGCTCTTATAAAGATATCAGATGTTTCGGTAGATAAAAAAGATAACGCGGCCCTTAAAGGTGGTTATCTGTATAAGGATTTATTTTTAGATCTAGTACCCGAGGTATATTATAACAAACAACTAAACAAAGACGTAGTTTTAAAAGATATTCAAGGGTCATATGATTTACAAGCTATTAAAAATAGCATTATAAATGCGTTTTTAACGTCACCGGGACAGAAAATATTAAACCCTGAATTTGGTATTGATTTAAGAAGATATCTGTTTGACCCTGTCAACAGCTCGACTGCGTATAAAATTAGGTATGATATTGATACTAAATTACCTGAACAAGAGCCACGTATACAGCTTCAAAAGGTTAACGTAGATGCTATTACAGATGCGCAGGAATATTACATAGCTTTACAAATAAACATACCATCATTAAATGCATATGGGATAACACTTAAGTCATTATTAAATAGTAACGGATACTACGTATTATAATATCATGCCAACAAACACAAACGAAACATCGAATAAGTTTTTAGATTTTAATCTGCCACAAGACGCATATGTCGCGTTTGATGCAGTAAGTTTAAAAGATTATATTATTAATCGATTAGATGAAAATCAAAAGTTCACCGATCAAAATTATGAAGGTAGTAATTTAGCCGCCGTAATTGATATAATTGCATACTCTTATCATGTTCTCTTGTTCTATTTAAACAATACAGCTGCAGAAGTAAATTTTGATCAAGCTACTCTATATGAGAACATGAACAAAATTGTAAAGTTAATCGGTTATAAGCCGGCCGGGAAGCAAACTTCTATTGTTCCAATAAACGCAGTTGCATCAGCATCTTTACCTACCGGTAATTATACTATTCGTAAATATTCTTATTTTTTAGCAGACGGTGTTCAATATAACTTTAATGGAGATTTATCCTTTAATAAAAATGTTGCCGGCAAAACAGAAACTTTACAAACTGTAAATGATGAAGCTATCTTGTATCAAGGGACCATTAAAGAGTATCCAGATTATACTGCCCAGGGCGAGGAATTTGAAATATTACCAATTGTTGTAGATAACATTGTTGATAGTAATGATGATAAATTTATTGCTGATGGTACTGTAAGCGTGTATGTCAAAGAGGCTAGTAATTCAACATACTATCAATACCAGATTGTTGAAAGCTTGTATCTATCAAGCGCGGTTGATAGAGTATGTGAGATTAGATTAAATGAATACGGTCATTATGAAGTAAAGTTTGGAAATGGTGTATTTGGTAAAAAGCTAGAGCAGAGTGATATTGTATCAATCGATTATATATTGTCAGATAATACTGCCGGCATTATTAGTAAAAACATAATTAATGGTAATAAATTATTTGTTTATGATTCGGCTAGGCAACGTGCATTATTTAAGGACATATATCCGAATAAAGACGAAACAACATTCCTAAATATTACCAACAGTCCAAAGATTACATTTAATAACCCTCTCAATTCTTCTACTCTTTCAACAGAAGAAACAGTCGACCAAATTAGACAAAATGCTCCAAAAATGTTTTCATCGCAATTGAGGCTGGTTACTGAAAAAGACTATCAATCATTCCTAGAAAGAAACTTAGCTAACGTGATCACTAGTACGCGCGTTGCTAGCAACACGTCTTATATTAATGAATATATACAATATTTTTATGATATATGTGTTGACCCTAATAAGGTAAATAGAGTAATAATCAATCAAGTGAATTTTGCAGATTCGTGTGACTTTAATAACATTAATGTATTTGTTGTACCTAAATTTAAAATCACAGAAGATAAGTCCTATCCTCCGTTTTTGAGTAATTCATTTAAAAATTATATTGTAACGCAAACGCAGGACCGTAAGATGTTATCTAATACTGTTGTACCTAGAGATCCTATCTATATGGCGTTTGGGTTAGGTATAGGTAATGCTTCTAACTTAACATTAGATATACTAGATCAAAGTAAGTTATACGCTGTTAGAGAAACAAACAACAAAATTAATAAAAACACGTTAAAGTCGCGAATTGCCAGTATAATTAAAAACTTTTTCATTCCGGAAAATAACAATCTAGGTGAGAATTTAAAATTAATAGATTTAGCTAATGATATTCTTTCACTGGAAGGTATAAAGCGAATAGAAACTAGAAATGAGCTAACTGGGGAAATATTCACAGGTGGTGTATCATTTTTATCATTTAACCCTCAATACCCTGAAAGTGATATAGAGTTAGTAAATCAAGATAAAACGTTACCGTTTTTTAAATTTCCGTACCTATACTCTCCCTTATCCGTAGCTAAGCGTATTGTTATAACAGATGAGTAATATAAAAGTAGACTATGCGACATTTGACGTAGAAGATTATAAGCGAGAAGCTAAGTTATCTTCTTATAATCTACCCTTTACCCCGCTAACTTTTAAGGCTCGTATACCTAGCTCTCTCGGCGGTGTGGCGGTAACAACCCAATATAATACCTTAAAGGCTACTTTCGACTTTGGCGACGGTACTTATGGTAATACATTAACCAGTAACCACGTTTACGAATACCCCGGGGTATACAATGTCAGAATGGTGTTACGTGATTGTAATAATAATTCAATATTAGCGTCGTATAGCACAGATGTTGAAATATTTGATTACATAACTAACACCTTTACAGTTACCGCTGGCCCTGTAAAGACAAATATATTAAATTTATCAGCAGGTGAATTTTCTAATGCTATAACAATTAATTCACAGTCGCCCTTCTATCAAGATTTTCAAGATATTTATTTTTCGGTGTCTGGGTGTGATGTACCTAATTATTATAATTTAAATGCTAATAGGTTTAATAATCTTAAAAAGTTTAATTCATTTTATAAGAAAGAATACATACCTTCACTATCTGGATTTGAGTATGAGGATATAGACAAGATTTCTCTTTCTTCTGCAAACATATATGTGCGGTTAAGTGGTAATAATTACACTAGTGGTAAAGGCCCGAGTGCGTTTGCAATAGTAAACTCATTAAGCACGCATATATCAAGTATTAATGTAGGAAGCTCGGGAGATCAAGTAGTATATTTTAAGACTGACGGACAAAAAGCACCTTACAACACTATTAACGTATCTTTCTTTAAGGATAGAGATAATATATTCTCTAATAGCACTACTGGTTATAAAAATAATAACTACAACAACAACTTTACTATTACACTATCATCTTTAGTTGGCGCAACTTCTGCTCAAACTCTTAGTAGTATAGCAATCACCTCAAATGGTATTCCAGGAGAAGGTGACAGTGTAGCTACCTTTGCTGTATCTCCAGTTCAGTACAAAGGATTGGGTATACCATTTATTCTTTCACCAAAGAATCAGGATTACTATACAATGAAGTCCTTGTCTAGTCACTTAACACCAACCTTTTCGTTGTTATCAGGTAAAACACCACAAATAATTCCGGGTGTAAGTGGTGTTAAAGTATCTGCATCACATTATACAATTCAAAGCTTAAGCGCTACGTTATCTTCTTTTGATACAACATTTTGGTATAGAGGTCTCTTAACATTTAATGATAATACTCTTGCTTCACTTTCTGCTGAGCCTGCGTACTTAACACTTAGTGCAAAATGTCCGTATGAAAATACTGCGACCTCTACAACTAATACAGTAACCGGCTATACAGCTTTTACTTGTTATCCAAAAAACTATTACGAAGCATATAAGCAAAATGAAGAATTTGATTTTGAACAAACAATAAAGGATTTACGGTTCCAGGAAATTTTATTAGATAAGGATATCTTATTTACTGATTTTATTGGAACTATATTTGGTAACGTTAGTAGTAGTTATACTGTTTTAGGAAAGAAGATTTGGGAAAGAATTCAAAACTTTACATCAAACACTAGCGATATAGATTATTGTGATATTAATTCTCTTATTAATTTAGCTGATCTAACCGATGACGAAGGGATCGTGTTTGATCGATCTTTAGCTCAACAACCTGAATTAGTGGATAGGCTAATGAGTGTGCTCAGTATGAATTATAACAAATTTAGAGGTACACAAAATAAATTTGATGAAAACTACAACCCCAAAGGACATACAACAAAAACAACTTATGGAAAAAATCTAAGTGCATTACTTGATACATCAACTTACGAAGTGTCTGCCGGCACAGACATTGTAGCGTATGAAAAGTTTAGTGACACATATACAAGACTGAATACTTATCAGCCAATATCTGCATTAAGTGGAGCTTCATATTCTAAATCTGGTAATTTCCAGACTTATATGCTTAGTAATTTTAATACTACAGCGACACCTGCAACTAGCGGTGGCCCATATTGGGGGTGGCCTTTAGTATTACCAGCAACTTATGCTAGTATTACAGATGTAGATAAGTTTTACAAATTTTATAGTCTATCTGCAACGTACGATAACACCATCGAGGGTGGTTTAATCGACTATTCCAATGGATTAACAACATTAGATTATAATACCCCGCTTAGCGCCCTCGAAGGAGCTAATAACGTATTTGATGTTATGATTCGAAACTCCTTATTTAGTAGTCTATCTCTGTTCTAGAGATAAATATGTTTAATGGATACTATTGTTACAGGCTTTCCTGAAGTAGATTTATCTATAACTAATCCTAATGTAAAACATGATGATGCGTTAGATAAATTTACACCATTTTCGTTTGTTCAGTTTATTGAAACGGTAAGTGAATCTTACCAACCAGAAACTTTAACAGACTTTTATAACACCTATCTTAATAGGTGGAATATTCAGACGAATAATCAAGCTAAGGATAATAAGGATATAATTATCGAACGGTATCGTGATTTTTTAAAAGACATTACTTTAAATTTTTCTACTAATGCAGAAAGAACGTTTCTTACACAGTTAGATTTTACCGATCCATATGATATGGAGATCGCAATGTCCTTTTATAGTAGTAAAATAAGAGACATTATTTCATACTATAAGAAAAAGCGCCAAACTCTTCATTATGCTACTACAAAAGCTAAAGTAAAGGGTAGTTCATTAGGTGCAGAGCGCGCTGCTATAGATCTTGTTATTAACTTTCTCGAAAATCGTAGCACAGCTGCAAAAGACTATGATATAGGAAAGATTAAAAGAGATTTATCAATCTCACTAACAGAGTATTTTGATAATTTTTCACAGTACTTTAACAGGTCTCCAAAAGCAGGCGACTACGGTAAAACCTTTAAAAGCTATGATCCGGCTGGGTTACCAAAAGATAATATATTTTTAACTGATGATGAGTCATTAATTACTCAGGTTTTTGCTAATGTTGGTGAGGATTTAATTACACTTAAAGAAGGTCGTAAGACTTTAGATTTTAATGTTACAGACGATTCTCTGTTTAATAATAAGCGGAAGCTAACAGAAAAATTTATGGGGGCTGATTTTTATTATCTAGCCACAGATGAAAATGGAAAGCCAGAATTGGATGAAAATAATTTACCTCCTATTTTATTTAAAGCAGAAAAACCATATGCTAATTTTTTAAATCAAGACTTCCCTTCTACAGCTTCAGTGTTTTCTGGTGAAGTTGTAAGTGAGAGAGATTTAGGGTTCTTTAGACCACAAAATTCTTCAATCGTAACTATTGAAGGCCGGCGGTTAAAATTCTTTACTAAAAAGACCTACCCGCCTAACCAATTATATATATTTCCGGATCCAAATTTATTTACAAATACAGAAAACGTATTAACTTTTATTATTGATACCTCTAGATCAATTAATAATGCTAGTAAAGGAATTGCAGTTAATCAACCTAATACTGATAGAGATAGTACTGCTTTTATAGGTTATAATTCTGAAATTGGACAAGATAGGAATTTAAACACCGACTTATCTTATCTTTTTGATCAAGGATATATAAATGATAGTAAAAAGGATTTATTTGGAAATATCTTTGGTTTAGTAAAAGATTACAATTATTACAGAAGTAACATTGTACAAGAAAATCCGAAAACAATAAAAAGCTTGTTATTAAACGGTTATCAATTTTTTGATGACCTGTATGGCGAGGGCTATAATTTTGTTTATAAAACAACTGATACGACAACGTATTCCGAAACTATAAGATCGGGCCTATCAACATTTACTAATGGTTTTACCGGTAGAGGCCCGTCCGGTTTACTACCTGATACTCCAAGCACTTGGTTAAGCTTTCCCACCTCTGCATATAATATATTCGCTAGGTATTTTAACCCCTATCAAACTTTACAAAAACCTTCAAACTACCTAGAAGTAGATTATGGGCGGCCTGAGTCTATGACTCTAGATGCAGATATTAAAGAAGGGGCGTATTTTAAATTTTCTGATTCGGAGTTTCTTACAGACCCTGTAAGTGCCACTCGAGTTGGAGACTTAAACATTTCTCAGTTAAGTGCCTACGCAACTAGTAGTGACCAGTTTTATTTTTCAGATTTAGTAGAAGCCGGAATAGGTCTCTTTAATGTTGATGCCGACTCCGGCAAAACTTTATTCACAGCATTATGTGATCCTACAGATACATGGACAGATGATTTAACAGGTAATTTTACTTATGATGTACGATTATCTGGTGGCTCTGGTAATTCCGGAAATGATGTTAAAAACTATGACGGAATGCGGTTCACAGATAATATAGTATTTAACTACACGCCTAATGAAGAGAGTTTTGAGTATAACGCAAATGTAGATTCTAAAACTACAATATCTAATGTAACATCAGCAAAAGAAAGCTTCTTTAATAAGCAAGACCACCTAGGCAAAATTTATTTAAAGAATACAAATACAGCGTGGAATACCCCTGCTGTAAAAGAGCTTACAGAGTGGTTATCATATCTCTCTACAAAATACAACACCGCAGTTTGTAACGAACTTTCTTCCGCGGTAACTAATTTTGATATTTTTTATAGCACGTTGTTTATTGAAACCAGTGGTTATTTAGTTGTTGAACGAACTTCATATAAAGACGAAAGGTTTGTTAGCCCAGGAACGTTTACTAATTCTCTCACTATAAATACAAACTTTTTTGATAAAGTAAGTAATAGGTTAAAGGTAGAGGATGATGTGTTTTACTGTAGGATGGCGAGAGACCAGCTAGGATATAAGGGAGATAGATTTTACCCAGAAATTTACAAGTATAGTTACATCGATGATAAGAGTGTACAAATATTTCCTACAACAGGTAACCCAGCAGTGTCTTCTGCTGCATTTTTAAATCTAACAGGGGGCGATGCTGCTTATATAGAGTGTAGCAAGCCCTTGTTAACGTATAGTAGCGATAACGAGCAATTTAACTTGGGGGTTATACTAAAAGATCAAAACAAAGGGCCGGTGCTGTTTAATTATCTATTTGAATACGTAGATGATATTAAATTTTTAAATTCTGAAGTTTATGTCTGTAACAACAGTAGGTTTACATTTACTTTTGCGGAATCTGCCTCTAACACACGCAATCTGAATAATTTGAACTTTGTTTTATCTTCAGCCATACCATCATTAACGGCGACGTATGTATCACCATCACCTCTATCTGCTGCGGCTTTAATACTATGAACACTCATACTTTTTCTATATCCACTACCACTACCGGAGCATCAAAGGTTTATGAAGCGATTGATCTCTTTGATGTAACAAAGTTTGCATTAAATTTGGTAGATGTCTATACCGGTACCTTTCCTAACTATCTAGCAATCGACTGGGGTGATGGTACTGCAGTGTTAGAACCAGATGTTTCGGTTTTTCGTGATTACACAAAAGATTCTATTTACCCTGAAATTAATAAAGGCGTGGCACCAAAATATCTAACTGATAATTACCATCATATATATGAACCTTCTAGTTATGCATTAAAAAAATATGTTGTGTTAAAAATAAACATTGGGTATGTTACCGGTGAAACGACAACATTAAGCGCTCCGATGAACATACGAACTGAAGGATATTACCAAGCTGTAGAGGATATGGAGTTAGTTGGTGTGGATCTTTTGAATGATAAATATAATACTTCGCGATTTACCTTACTTACTAAAAAAGATGACTTCCTCGTACAATTAGATAATAAAATATATAAAGAAGACCCGGCAAGTGGCGGGGCTGGTGCAGCTTCGGACAGCGGAGGTGGTCAATAACAAATCTTATAAAGAAGACACAGCATAAATATTGTTAATGGGATCTTTAGTAAAATCTAGTCTAAGTGCACTTAGCTCAGCAGAGGCTAGCTTTTGCCCGATGAATATTGAATTAGATCAATTTCCTAGGACTTTTAACGGGGGGTTTAAAATAAATTTTGTTCAAGCACTATCTGGTTCACAAAGTTTTAAAAATCTAAACTATACTAATTTTTATCTTACGGATAGTTTTCTTCTAGATGATGTAACTACATACAATTCACCAAACATAAAACCAGGTAAATATTCAACTTCATTAAATTTTGGGTTTAGTGGCACTGCATTTTGTAAATTTAAAGCTGCTTCTTTAAGTACCTTTAAACTTGAAAATAAAATTTATGAAGCTGTAAATTATGGAACAGCTGACATTAGTCCAATAAGTGGTGATGTTTTCGAGATTGAACTGATAGATAGTTTTACATGTAGGGTAGCTACTCGCAAAAATAACTTTAAATATTACCTTGTAGTAGAGGACGGTACTGAGTTTACAGAGACACGTAACGTACTATTTGTTGCTGAGAGTCAATTACCCCTATCCGGGTTTAATTTAAATTATAATTTATCAAAGTACCTGAATACCAGTTACATCAACCTGTATTCCACAAAACAGGTCGATGCTACAAAAAATCAGTATGCTATTAATAGTAACGGTGTAGAAGTAGTAGCAACATATCTCGATCCAGCTAATAGATACAACGCATTTTTTATTAATTCATATAATATAAAAATTGATCAAGAGTTAAATTTATCTGTACCATCACCATATAATGCTTCATATATTACATATGATGATACCGGTAAAGTAAAAGATAGTAATAGTGATTTTAACCTCCCATCAAATTACCTGCTTTACAGCTCAAGTAATAGTGATTCACTAGTGTTTAATTTTCTCAATCTAAAGAATATAGTTAATACACAAGATTCGTTTACCTCTTCAAATAATTTATTATCCACATCTGAAACAACTATCTTTTCACAAGATTTAAGAACATATACAAGTATCTTTACCGATGTGGATAGTGAAGAGAATGAAACGCTAGCATTAAACTATGTATACAATAACTACGATTTGGTTATAACACCAGGTACTACATACTTTACGACACCTTCATCACTTCAACCTTTTGATAAAATAAACATTAACGATACTAAGTTTGCAGATTGCGGGTCATTTGCATTTAAAACACCGGATTTAGCGGACAGGGTATATAACTTAGATGATAACACTGTTAAGAGTGAAAATGTAACTTATCTCTGTACTTGGTTGTCCGGTGGCATAGGTGAGCGTGGAACGTGGGTTGATAGATATTTTTACCCGGATGTTACTACAAAGGAAAATGCTCTTAACGGGGTTCCAGCGTTTAATGTTACCTATGATGGTACGGTGGAGAATTTAATAATGACTAACTCGAGTTTAAAGACTTCTGTAACTAAAAAGTTTTATTTTGATAAAAAGAGTGACTTAGTTTTTGAACCTTCAAAGAGGTATAAGTATGTTAGAATATCAAAAGATGATTTTGTGGCAAAATCACCTACAAACTTTTGTGATACGTCATCAATAAATAGGAAAATAAATAATTACTTTTCAACCATTAATAAAAATGGTGGGTTTGGATTAGGATTTACTATACAAAACGATACTGATGATTTTCATATAGAGTCAGAATATAACGCTGTTCATGGCGGCATTAGATTTGAAAAAAATGGAAAAAAATGTAAATTTATATATAGATTTTTTGATAGCAGCACAGAGGGTCTCAGCTTATCAGCAAGAATAGCTAAAACAACATTTGAGTACAATTTTGAAATCGATTTATTTGAAAAGAATAATGTATTTTTATCTTTTGATGCTGTCCAAGGAATTGGTAAGGTATATTTAAATTCAATTAAATTCTATGAATTTGAAATTAACGCATATCAGATGTACACTAAAAGACTTCTTTTCGGTGATATATTTGTATATTACATCGACGCTGACAATGTGCAGCAAAAAATAGAAGTACTACGAAATGCGGCTCTTGATCAAGAGGATACGGTTGCTATTGATAATTTATATTTAGCTCTAGAGCCTTTAAGTGAAAATGAACAATTAGCATTTTTGTTTAGTTCTAATTTAAATAATGTGCAAGACATTACAATATCATTACCATGTGGTATGAGAAACTTAACAGATACTATAACGTTAGTTAACTCTATTAACACAAATCTAAAGCATAAGAGTAATGTTGTTGATATTAACGTTAAGAATTTAAATATAACTAATGAAAGTATCCGAGATGAGGTTAGAAATATTATTTTATCTAATATACCTAATTCAATACCTAAGACAGCAAACATTAGCGATATCAATTTTATAGATTACAAGAAATGATTGAATACTTTAAATACACCACTACTGGTTCGTTTACTTTAAGCGGGATTCCCTACTCTGGGTTTGTCAATGTAAGAGACGGTGTTGCTTACACCGGTAAAACTTTCTCAACATCTTCAAAGATTTTAAAATCATCAGATACTTTTTATGCTAACTGTGTACTAGAGAAGTTAGAATTTGATAGAACAGCAACACCAATTGTTGAGTCTAATATACTAACAAAGCCTGTTGTTTCACCTAGAAGTGTTGTCGATCAGTCTTTTATTGAAACCAACTTAGGCATACTAAATCAAAACAATTTAAATTTATATGCATTAAATATTACCTCAAATACGGATTTATTAAATTTCAAAAATTCTGCATCAGATGGAAATGCATATTTTTTAGGGCTATCTAGTGGTCAGTTTGATATACGAAATGATGACACAAAAATGGCTAAAGATAATCTATTTCCCATTCAAATAGATCCTTTTAGCTTTATCGATAAGGTACCCGGTATTAATGTATTGGATGACACAATTGATAGCACTTTATTTGTGTACGACGATGAGACATATTTTTATTTTACTACCACACCAACAGCTGCTCACACGTTCTCTGGAAGTTTTGTAAAAAATAGTAATTTTATACCTATTACACCGGATGAGGATACCGGGGAAAGTTTATTTAAAGGTTCTACTAGATTCACATACGATAATTCAACCGATATACTTTATAGCTTGTCTGCTGGTACGAATGAAATACAGCTTAATTTATATGATAATAGTTTTGTTAATCCTTGTAAAAAATTAAAACTGGTTGACAGGATTGAAATACAAGAGCAAATTATAGACGAGGTAGTAAAGATAGGTAAGGATTTATTAGGGTATCGATATAATGAAATAATACCTCTCGGGGCTCCAAGACCTGGTGTTGAAATAGAAGAGCTGCCCCCTGTTCGTGGTGTTCGAACTTTTGATGAAGATATTTTAAGTGAAGAAGAAATTAACAGTTTATCAGATAAAACTGAAACCATATCTTATATTGCTATTAGAAACAAATATTCGAATAAATTAATTAAAACTATAACAACGATAGAAGATGACGAGGAAATAATTGCATTTGATATAAGAGATACGGATGATTCTATATTGATCTTAACAGAACCAGGAGCCGGTGAGATGGCTGTTCAAGATATAGATCCAAATGCCGGTGGATTGGCTAATAATGACCCAGAAAAGATTAACAGTGTTTCGGATGGGAATTCTAATGTATTTTTATTATACCATATTAATGCAGAAAATATAACTAACTTAGGACCTAAATTAAAGCCAAAAATCGTCCGCCGGTATAGGCCTAACTACGGTTTTGCGGCGAGGGAAGAAGATATAGATGTATATTTTTCGCAAAACGACTCTAATATGTTTATATTAAACGATAAGGGGTTTATTTCGACTAGATTTATATCAAATCCAACGCAGGTTGCTGGGTTTGCTTCACCTGAAAATTTGCTTTATTTACCTGATATGTATTTTGATAATACAGGTGAGAGATTTAATTTGATACAGAAAAAGTTTAATTCAAATACATTAAGATCTAACTATTTTAATTATATAAATTACCTCGTTGCTAAGAATGAAACAGACTTATTTTTCTTACTGCATACTATTGGTCGTATATACTTGTTTAAAGAAAGTAACTTACTGTATCAAAACTTCGTGCCCTTAGATCTTGAGAATTTATATGAAAAAATAACTAGTTGTGAATCTAGTTTAGGAAGCTCTTTAAATAGTGAAATTCAAAATATTATTAAAGATACAGTAAAAATATTTTTAAATCTTAGTGTTATACCTGCTGAAACCGTCTCTGATGGTATACCTGTATTAAGAGATTACACCACTTATAAAGGTACAGATATTAATTTTAGAGACATGGAGTTTCATGAAAATGAAGCAGTGGATTATAGCGTTGTAGCACGTGTAATAGATCAGTTATTTAACTTACAACAAGAAGTTTTAAACAGTATAACAGACACATCACATGAGTTAGAAGCTTCACCAGATGATGATTTTTTCGGTAATATTGTCTTAGGAGACGCTGAATTTGAAGAACTAAACCCAGACGGTGGAGGTCTGGATTACTAAAATAAATATATAAGTATGTCGGACAGTCTTTCACAACAACGTATAGCAGATCAATACACATCACTTTTACATGTAAGTGGTGGTAGTATTGCTTCTTGGTTAACTAATACTGTAACAGAGCTATGGTCCGCAGCAGGTCCTTATAATGTGTTTACACCAGAGCCTGGTGTAGCTCAAATATATGATGGCGCCGGGGGCACAACTGGTCTATCTTTAAGCTCTCTCGGTGATAGGGTTGTAGTGAATAACTATATCAAACCTGAAGGTTGGTCATATCAAAAAGAGTGGTTAGATGCTTTTTTTCCAATTAATAGTATAATCCTAACTACTGATTTTAAAAACCCTGGAATTAAAATAGCAGGAACAAAGTGGGTTTTAGAGTCACAAGGGTTATTTCCTGTTGGTGTAGGAACCGGTACTGATAAAAATAATAATAGTTTTACTTTTACTGCTGGTAATAAAGAAAGAACAGGTGCAGGATTAGAAAACGGAGATCTAGCTGGTGAATTTAGAGCTGGTGTTGATGCTGAAGACCTACCTACGCATACTCACACAACTGATATTAAAACAGAGGCAGTACCAGAGCAAAGTCAGGGCGAAGGAACGAATGTAGCATTTATATTTTATTTTGGTGACACTTTAAACCCGCAGCAGCTAGTAACAGATGACCAGCGGTACTTAGATAGTAATGTAATTGAAGCGTTTCAATACAATACTGCATACGGTGATACTGAACACTACAGAGATTTTATAATTAGAGAAAATCATAAAACCGGTAAAGTATATACTGATGCTGATTTTAATCCTAGGTTTGGAAATCAAACTTTAGCAGGATGGGCTCCACCGGCCGCTGGAGGCCCAGGGTGGGGTGGTATTTTAAATGTGTCTGGTAAATTTATTGGATCTAGTCCTAGACCGGTTGGTGTAAAATGGGAATACAATGGCGTAGAATACTACATAGACCGGTCTTTTTATGACCCAAGATCCTCAGATAGAGTCCATCCAGGTAGGTTTCCGGATAGAGAATTAATTAAAGCGCGTGATTTTATTATCGATATATTAGGACTGGATGAGGCAGCTAAAGCTCTTGATGGGGTTAACCGATTAAAAGAGTTAAACGCCACGGTAGGGCAAGCAGTAGCCGGTGAGAATTTATATTACGGTTTAGTACCTAGTTCAAAAGTTGTACAATCGACAACTACTGGTCAATCTGTAAGACATAATAATATACCACCTAATTTCCCGGTTTACTTTTGGAAACGTGTACCTCTTAATTATCATGATAATTTATCACCAGACCAAAGACCGGGTGATAATCTACCATATCAGTTAACTATTTCTAGTAACAAAATATCTACTAAAAATAAGGTATTTAATTTAAATAAGTGGGCTACAGATAACGGGTGGGATGGGCAGTCTAAATGTAGAGTAATTATCGATAATGGTGTTTATATATATTCAGACGACCCAAGTGACGATAAGGTACCAGCAATGATCGTAGATCATTTTCCTGGTGGTTTAGAGTTAATAAATAAAGGGTTCATTATGGGTAGAGGTGGTAATGGAGGTAGCTATTGGAGTATTAATCGATCTGGACAAGATGGTGGAGATGCTATACTGGTTACTGGTAATTCTGAAATTATAATTGACAACACACAAGGTGGTATAAGTGGTGGTGGAGGAGGCGGAGCAAGCGCATATGATGGAGATAAGTCTGGTGGAGGAGGAGGGGCCGGTGGAGGCTGGGGCGGTACTAGCCCAATCCACGGTATAGGTCGATCTCTTTATACTAACGATGGTGATGGGCATTTAGGTGTTGTTGATAGATGGAAAGAGGTCAATGCACCAACTACGGCCGGCGGTGGCGCAGGCGGCGCTCCGGGTGAACCCGGCGGCGCTGGTCGTTTCTTTAGCCCAGTTGTTAGTGCGCATTCTTTACAACAATTTAAACGAGCTGGTGATATTGTTACTGTTGGGTGGGGACCACTTTACGTACTATTACCTGGAATTGGTGGTGAAGCTGGTGGCTCCGGAGCTGGTGGTAGGGAGTGGAGAGGGGTAAATCCTCAAGGCACTGGAGGCGGTGGGGGTCGCATACTAACACCTACAGCATATGGTGGAGGGACAGGCGGTATTTTTGGTGCTGAATTTGGTGCACTAGATTTAAGTGGTAATTTAAAAGAAGGTCGTGAAAGCGGGCCGGCGTGGAGTAATATACCTCCAGGTGAAAATGGATCGGTAGATATAGCATGTACTGGAAGACGCCTGAGTAGACGTTGTATTGAAACATATATTACAGCTTATAATCGTAGTGAGCCATACTACGGGTGGCTCTCTGGGTATACGCTAACGTCAAATAGAAAATATGGCAATTTCTTCGGCCGCGGGCCGCGGTTTCATGTAGGGCCTCACTGGAGAGCAAACGGCATAGTAGGTGGCGCGCCAGGTTTACCTTATGTCGCCGCTCGAATTAATAAACCGGGTGGTGGAAGCGATTTAATATATAACGGCATTTCATATGTATCACCCACGGGATGGGATGGCTATAATCATAGATCTGGACTCGTTAGAGGTGGATCTGGAAGCCTACCTGGTGTTTTTCAAAAATACCCTGTACAAACAACAAATAGGTCTGGATCGGGCTACCCTTCAATCGCAAACCGTCGCTGGTATAATAGATTTAGTGCAGGTGGCGGCGGTTGGGGCGCGCCAGGCGGGTCTACAACGCAATCCGGGGATACTTATAAAGGCGGCAAAGGCGGTTATTCAATAAGAGTTAGAGGCGGTAGTGGTGTTAGAATTGTTGGTGGTATAATATACGGTCAAACGGAAGGAAATGTCAACATTGGATAGTATTTTCAAATTGTGACATAAATAATAGTAATATGCCGGAGAGTTTAACAAATCAATTTATATCTGATTTTTATACTTCTTTGCTCCATTTAAGTGGGTCAGAGCTAGGAGACTCGTTAAATCAAGTGTTTGATGGAGCTGGTAATTCTACCGGGTTACAATTAAGTGGTAATAGAGTAGTAATTAATAATTACATATACCCGGAAGGGTTTGCTGAAAACCCTACAGAATGGTTAACAGCATTTTTTCCTGTCGGGTGTATACAATTAACTCTAGATAACGTTAACCCACAAACAAGAATAGCAGGGACTACTTGGGAGCAAATTGCACAGGGTAGATTTTTAGTAGGTGTTGGAGATTTTACGGATAAAAATAACGATTTTAGAAAATTTTGTACTGATTACGAAAACACAGAAGAATCTGGAAATCTAGCTGGTGAGTATATGACAGAACTTACTATTGCAAACTTACCGCCGCATAGGCACGACACTAATGTTGGAGCTGATGATGTTTTTGTCGCGACCGGTTCTAATGTAGGTAACGGGCAAGTTTTTGTTGCTACTGGCGCTGGTACAACAAATTCAACACAAGCATGGGCGCAGCAGCAGAGGCGAAGAAATCAACTTGGAGCTGCTAGTGGATGGAATTGGAATAACGATTTTGGAAACAGAACAAATAACCCTAGCGACCCACAGGATGTTATAAGAAGAACATTAGATCTTAATTTCTTACTAGGATCTGCTGCTACTTATTCTGCAATTCAAAGGGCCGCGTACCTAGAAAATCCGGATTATGGTTATAAGGAAATGATTGGATTATGGAACGGTGAAACACGGTTTGTGGCAAGTGAATTTCCTGGAGGGGCTGGAGCGCAATGGGATTTTGATGCATATACATTTTGTAGGGAGTTAGGTGCTGTTGATTTAGGCCAGGCTACAGCTGGGGAATTAGCTACTAATGAAAGTTCAGCAACAGTGGTAACAAAAGGAGATGAACAAGTAGTTGTAAATGAAGGAGCATCTAATATTAAGCCGTCTACAGCTGTAGGTGATGGAACAAAACACAATAACATTCCGCCGTCGTATGGTGCGTACGTATGGCGACGAATAGCATAAAATTATGGCAAATATTACTATAGTAAAATTAAAAGTTAGGAGAGGTACTGATGACCAACGAAAGGAGATCGTATTGGATCAAGGTGAAGTAGGTTATACCCTAGATTCAAAAAGACTATTTGTCGGTGATGGGGCTACTTACGGTGGTAAGGTAGCTGGTAACGTAAATGTGGGTCCTTTTGCTGCTGATGCTAGTTTAGGCCCAGCGGTTAGTGAGTCACCATATTTACAGGTTGGTGATATTGGTTACGCGAAAAACAAGCTATATATACTCTCCGGCGCATCGGCAACCGGGAGGGCATATACAAACACTTTATCAGGGTGGAGTTATATAGGATCAGTTCCAGATGGTGCATTCCTCGAATTTGATACCAATAATAAGCTTACGCTATCAAAAAACGCAATTGATGCAGAATATTTAGGTGGAACGTTTTTTGGGGATGCTCTATTATCTGCTGTTAATGGTAATGTAAATGTTGCATTTAACACTGATTATTTACAGTTATCTAGCGCGCCTGGTAAAGACGGGAGATTAACACCAAAGCAAAACTCTATAACTAAAAGAGAGATAAAGGCCTTATTTCCAGCATCTAGCGGATTAAAGGGTGGGGATGGTGAAGAATTAGCTTTAAGTATTAATGAGCAGCAATTTAAATTTGATACTAATAATAAATTAGAGCTCAAAGATGTTGGGGCGATGAATGTTAGTATTTCATCATGGGCCGGACCTGGAGATGGTACCTCAACAACAGATGGTAGGTTAGGCGGCGGATTACAAGTAAACACAGCAACAAATAAATTAGAAGCTGTATTACAGTCAGTTGATGGTGCACTTATTACAAATGACAACGGTACAGTAACATTAAATGGAGCTACATCTGCCTTTATGGAGATGCCTTTCTTAGACACGAACAAAGGATTAATTACTGAAATTAAAAGCTCTGTATTTGATGTCATTACTGCTACCGGTCTTTCAGGTAGTGGAGCGGGTGACGGTGTTCCGATCGGTTCGATACTACCACATGCACAAGCGTTTACACTCCCCCCAGCTGGGTATTTATTATGCAACGGACACAGTCTTAACGCAACAGCTCGACCGGAATATAGACAATTATTTGATAAGATCGGAACTACTTACGGCGGTGCAAATATGACCGACTTTAAAGTACCAAACCTCACCGGTGGTGATGTTTTATTATATGGTGCTAACGGCGCTATTACAACCGGTACACAAACCTTATATTTAAGTGCTACTGATGGTAGTCTATCTGGTCCAACACCAGGCACAACTTTAAGTGCTTCAGGTGTTAACTTTATTATAAAATACGCTGAAGATCCTGTTTTAAATATCTTTAATGGAGCTCCTAACCAGGTTGAAAATAATTTCGGTGGTAAATATTCACAGCAAATATGTGAAGGACTAACTTCAGCCGGAAATAATATTAAATTAAGTTCTGCAGGATTTATTACAATGGCGTTATCCGGCGACGTACGAAGTGAAGATAGTACTGAAACGTTTGATAGATTTGCAATACCTGTTTTTAGCTACTAAATATTAAAACATATGGCCATAGAAATTTTAGAAAATACCTTGTTAAAGCTCCTTGTTAGGAGAGGGACTAATTATGATCGACAACAAATTACCCTCGAGACTGGTGAGCTTGGGATGACGACTGATACGGTGAGATTATTTGTCGGTGATGGTACAACAAAAGGTGGGGTAATTGTTGGAAACAAGTGGGCCGGGCGAGCAGCTAATTTAACTACTTTAGCACCTGTATTAACTGGAGACTATGGTTATGATTCAGATAACCATGAAATAAAAGTATGTGTTACCGGTACAGGAGCTGCAGCTTCAGACTGGGTAACAGTATCGAATTTAATAAGCGCCGGAGATACAACAATTAGTATTAACGCGGCTAATCAAATTACTGTTGGTACATTATCCGCAGGAAATATATCTACTAATGCATTAGGAAGCTCATTAACTCTTGATGGGTCTAATAAGGTAGCATTAAGTTCTAGAATTAGCATAGACGGTATAATTCAAAGGGACTCAGGTCTTACCAGTTATCTTTCGTTACCATCAAAGTTAAAAGTTAACTCAATCGATTATACTTTTCCAGCAACATCACCGCAAGCTAAAACATTCCTAGGTTACAGTTCAACGGATGGCGCAGGGCAGGCTCAACTTGCTTGGCAAGTACCTCAAATAGTATATTCACCGGTAGCTCCAACTACAGCGGCTTTGGTTCCAATTGGAACTATTATGCCGTATGCGTGTCCGATATCAGCTGCGCCGTATGGTTGGTTAAATTGTAATGGGCAGGCTGTTGATGCTGTAACGTATTCAGAACTTCTTACTGCAACAGGCGGCAAATATGGAAGAGATTTTTCTGCCAATACATTTACTCTTCCAAATCTGAGTAGTACTGCATTATATGGATGGATGGAGGGATCATCGCCTGCTAACAGTACATTAGTAGGGGTAACAACAGCTCATTCAAGCAGCCCTGGTGTTTCTGCTATAGGAATGTCGTTTATTATTAAAGCCTTTGGAGGTGTAACTAGCCCTACATTAACTGTCGGGAAAAACCTATCTGCGACTATTACATCAGGATCAGGTGTAACGGAAAATAAAACTGATGCTTCTTTTAACCCACTTAGCGGTACAATACAAATAACAAGACCTCAGCCCGGAATTCGAATTTTTAATGCAGAAGGTGTAACACATACATTTACAATGCCAAATGGCATTTCGTACGTTAAGTTTTATGTAACTGGATCTGGCTCTCCTGGAAAAGGCAGAAGTGGTAATGCTGGATCAACAGCAATTGGCTATCTCTCTGCACCTCCAGGTACACAATTCCCAGTTGTTGTAGGTGCTCCACCGGTAGGGTTTACTAGTGGAAAGTCTAGTTATATATACGAACCCGGCGGATATCCGACAGCGCCATTAGTTAGAGCTAAAGGTGGTTTGTACAATTCAACTACTGCACCTACACCGGTTATTGCTGACAGTCTTTATTTACCAACAGAAACAATATCGTTAGTAGGTGGCGTCGGTTATGTAGATACAGACGATAGTGGCGAAGAAGAAGGAGTGGGTGGTTCAGGTTTTTACGGTAACAGTCCAGCATATGGCGGTGGTCAAGGATCACATAGTAAAAAACCATCCGGGCCTGTACCTACCACTGGAATTGTAGTGTTTGAATGGAACTAGTTGCTTTATAGTACTAATAATATAACTACAGTATGGAAGAGGTTATAGTTGAAGGTCTAGATTTTGAAGATTTTGTTTCATTAAAACAGATATTAACTAACTGCACGTCTTTTACAGCACAACAAGAACAACTACTGGCAGATAATTCTATTTTAATTCAAAAAATTAATAAAATTATACAAGTATTCGATAATGAATAAATACTTGTATGAATGCAAGTTTTTGCAGAGCTGGTGCACTCTGTGAAGAGTTTTCCGACTACGTTATATATGATAGCGAGTTGGATAGTGTTCTTCTTAATGTCCCTTTTAAACATTTTAAGACTTTATACATAGAATTAGGGAAACTTGGATATGATTTAGCATTCAAGACGCAGATTAAGAAAACAAATTCTCTAACCTGTCTTTTTATAAAGGAATGAGTAATTAAATATATATATGGCAGCATTAGCAGGATTTCCGTCTGATATATCATTACCTTCTTTAGCAAGGTATTATACGTTTGTTGAGTCTAAAAAAGCGTTTAATTCGAATTATGATATTACGTGGTCCTTTCAGTATAAATTACCTAGTACAAGTTTTGGCTCAACAGCTCAATTTCATAACTATGAACTAGGATTTTCAACCTTTTTAACAAATCTCGTACAACCAATATCTACTCTACCTGGGCAATATCTCGGTGATCAGGACCCTGAATTTGTATTATCTGCGCATGCGTTATTAACGGAAACACCAGAAGTATTAAAGACTGAAGGCGATTCTACAGTTCTTCTAGAAGGTGCTGTATTAAGCGGTATGTTAGTAAAGGTTGGTTTTGATTCAACCGGGCGTTATGCATTAACTGGGAGAGACGATCGTCCAGGTGTAAAGCCGAATCAGCTATTAAGAGAGTCAATTGTAGTTCGTGACTATTTACATAATGTATTGGCTTATAATCATTTATCTTCTATATCTACTAGTTTTAGTACTATATCTACTGATACATATAGAACATTACGATTTAGATATGTTAATTTGGGCAGAACACTATATATTGATTCAAGAGATAGTAATACCACTACGTATACTCTGCTAACAGCAATTGACATGGGGTCTAGATATAGTACGTTATCTAATTTAGATAATATCTATTGTGGATTTGCATTTAGCACTCCAATTTCTTCAACTACACCTGCAGCTGCAGGTGGATATTCACTAAGCGCGAAAGACTTCTTTCTGAGAGATTTTCACGTTGAAGGTTATGAAGGAAGTGAAGTACTCACAGAAACCGTATTAACTCCAAGTTTATGCACATTGCCAGATAAACCATATACTACCGTATCTAGTATAACAGCATAATGCCAATAGATGATCCATATTCCGTGAATGGCGGTGACCCGGAGCTGCCACCTGGCTGGCTGATGTCAGCGGCCGGACCATATGATCCATATGCCGGGGAAGGAAGTGAACCGGAGCTGCCACCCGGCTGGCGGATGTCAGCAGCCGGGCCATATAAGGTGCAGCCTGAGATCCGGATGTCAGCGGCTGGCCCATATGAGGTGCCACCTGACCCAGCGCTTTGTAATCCAGGTGCGGTGTCTCCAGGTGCGGTGTCTCCAATTGATCCGGTCGTTCCGGTCGTTACGGGACCATCAACCGCGGACACAGAGGATACGGATCCTAATCAGCCAACTACCGCGGTAGAGCCTGCGGCTTCAAATTTAGGCAGCCCGGACGTTGGACTAATAGATGTTGGTGTGACTGTTGTCGCTTACCCTCAACTGGGCGGTGGTGGAGCTCCAAACTCTTTTAAAAACACAACAGGTACTGTTAATGTAGATTATGTACAAGTATCTAGAGAGCTTGATGGTGAGGTTGAGATCTTTATTGAGGATTATCAAACTAAAGAAGAGCTTTGGGACGGTGCTAGTGGTACTACACCTGCTTCTGTATGGGGGTTACCCACCCCATGGGTAAATATAAATGCTGATGGGTTAACACTTATTGCAGATCAAGTTGCTGAAGACGGTAGTATGGATGTTACCATTTCGTTACAGCAATTTGTTGAAGGTAAGCCTGTATCACAAAGGATAACACAAAATATACCTAACCCTCAAGACGAATTTAGAATCTCGCAAGAACAGGTTGATCAACTTCGACAACAGGAGGAGGAAGCGGTGAGGGCAGCAGATGCTGCAGCAAAAGCGGAAGCATCTGCGCAGGCAGAAGCAGAAGCGGCAGAATTAGCAGCTCAGGCCGCGGTAGATGCCGCGGCTGCGCAAGCGGAACGTACAGCAGCGGAATCTGCGGCTCAGACCGCGGCTCGAGCCGCAGCAAATGCAGCAGCACAGGCAAAAGCGGAAAGCATAGCTCAGGCCGCGGCAGAGGTCGCGGCAGAGGCGCTCGCGGCTGCTGAGGCAGCAAAAGCGGAAGCAGAAGCGGCACGCTCGCAGGCAGATGCAGAAGCAACTGCACAAGCAGCGCAAGCAACTAAAGCAGAGGAGCAGATCACCCAAGGTAGGAGGCTATATACAGCGGCTACACCGGATAAGCCAACCACTGCCGGTAGATTATCAAAAGCCGGTGAAGCGACTTCCGATGCAATACGTGACGCTGAAGTGGCAGCTAGGAAGGCGGCTGCTTATGAAGCTGAACAAAAATCGCTAGAACAGGCTAGATTAAGGCAGTTACAGGAAGAGGCGGCTGCGGTCGCCGCGAGTAAGGCAGCTATAGCTGAAGAAGCTAGAATAGAAAGAGAACGACAGGAAGCTGAAAGTGAGCAAAATGAAACGACTCGGCAAGAGCTTTTAAATGCTGCAAACCAAAGACGGTTGGAGGCGAGGAGGAGTTTCAGAGACAGTATATTACCAACTTTAAGTTTGGAGGAACTCACTCAAAGACTACAAGCTGATCAGCAAAGACTTACAGATATTAACAGTGGGGTGGAGGACGATCCCAGCGGGATGTTGTCAGAGTGGTTATTGGAAGATATACAAGTATATCTAACACGGATATTCACTTTAACTGTACAACAGCAAAGAGAAAGTCCAGAACCAGAGTCTGAAACTAAAAAACTCATAAACAGGTTATTAGTATCTAACTTACCAATTGCCGGTAAATTGGATATATCAGGTATAAGTGAACGTGGAGTTGGTTTTAATCCGAATAATTGGAGAGCCGCGACAGAAAAATCAATAACCATGGTGTCTCCAATTCACTTCGTAATGTCCAAGCATTGGGACGTACGGTATCCGGGTGATAGTGCCGATGGCGTTGTAAATTTTATAGATAAAGATGGAAATAGAGTAACTAGAAATATTGTTGAAAGAATCAAGATTGGCGACCGCAGTCTGGATATAAGTGTCGGAATTTTTGATTCACCGGTTGAAAACACTGCTATTTACCCCGTTCCTGAACCACGTACGGATTATAATTATATTTTACAGGATTCATATGTTGTTACAGTTGATGCGGAAAGAAAATCAATTCCAAGAGTAATGACATTCGACCGTGGCCGGTCAGAGCGCGGAGCAAATCCTGAAACTGTAAGCATTGCTCTACCTATACCAGAGAGTAGTTTCCAAGAATTATTGGAAAGGGGTGATAGTAGTGCTCCGTCATTTATATACACTAATAACACACCTATTTTAGTTGAGACTCATACAACCACCGGCGGTGGACCTTTTTATGGGAACCCCGATACTCAAAATGAGATTAATGCGGCAATGGAGCGCCTTAGCCATAATGCCGGGTCGCCTAGTTATGTTTTGCAGACAGTTGATATTGATAAAGCAATATCAGCTTCAAAACCAATAACGTACCAACCTGATCAGGTTGCTGATCCTATTCTGCCACCCGGTTGGGTGATGTCAGCGGCTGGCCCATATGATCCAAATGCCGGGGAAGGAAGTGACCCGTTTGAGCTGCCATCTGGCTGGCGGATGTCGGCGGCCGGTCCATGGGATCCAAATGCCGGGGAAGGAAGTGAAGGTCCCATCATTGACCCTGGTGGCCTCGATCCTACTGATCCTCGCACAAAGATCGAGGAAACGGATGATACAACCCAAACCAAAGAAGGTCCCATCATTGACATTGACTCCGGTGGACTCGACCCTCTTCTTAAAAAAGACGTCTTTGTTGATCCGTATTTAGAGGAGGAGGACGATGATGTCACAGATCCCAGCACGCGTGAAGAGGTCATTGATACACCCAGCGGTCTAGAGAATACTAATGATTTACCCGGGTCTAATTGGCCGGGTGGTTATACGAACGGTGGACCGTCTGGTGATTTTAAAATATACGATGATCCTACAACACCACCGTACACAACTCCACCACCTTACACAACTCCACCACCGTACACAACTCCGCCTTATACGACGCCGCCTTATACGACGCCGCCTTATACGACGCCGCCCTACACAACTCCACCGCCCCCATGTACTGTTCCTCCAACCAGGGTGCCACCGACTATAATTGTTGAACCGCCACTGCCGCAGCCGCCGGATCCGCCGGATCCGCCGGATCCGCCGCAACCGGAACCGGAACCGGAGGACCCGGTGTTTATATACCCGGCGCCGATCCTACCGCTGCAGGTACCTTTCTTAATAGAAGAACAAATAATAACTACGACCACGACGACGACTACTACCACGACGACTACTACCCCGGCTCCAACGACTACAACTACAACGATATGTCCCGAAGATCCGGATTGCAATAATTTGCAATTTTAGTAATTAATAATGTGGGAAAACTTACTATTGGAACCTGTGTTTATGACGACTATGAAGGACTTTATTTTACAATACAGTCTTTAAGATTGTATCATAAAGAAATTTTAGATCGACTAGAATTTGTTATTATTAATAACAATCCAAAATCACCACAAGGAAGAGAGATACGTAAATTTGCTGAATGGATTAAAGAGCCTTTAACTTATGTTGAATTTGATGCATTTTCCGCAACTTCTTTAAGACACAAAATATTTGGATTAGCGAATACTGAATACGTATTAGTAATGGACTGTCATGTATTAATTGACCCGGGGAGCTTAAAAAAGCTTTTAGATTATTATGATGCTGGAAAGGATAAAGGTAATTTATTGCAAGGCCCTCTACTATATGACGATATGAAAAATACAGCTACTCATTTTGATCTAGATAAATGGGGTAGTGATATGTGGGGCGTCTGGGGATCAGATAAAAGGGGTGATAACCCTAACGGGAAGCCATTTGAAATCCAAGCTCAAGGTCTTGGACTCTTTACATGTAGAAAAGATAGCTGGTTAGGCTTTAACAAAAAGTTTAGAGGGTTTGGGGGTGAAGAAGGGTATATTCATGAAAAATACCGCAACGCGGGTCGGCGATCAGTATGCCTACCGTTTCTTAGATGGGTACATAGATTTGGAAGACCACTAGGAGCTCCGTTTAAGCCAACAAGAGAGGATCGGTTCCGAAATTATATGATTGGTTTCCAAGAAATTGGAAAAGATACCACCGAAGTTATTGACAAGTTTAAAGATAAAGTGTCAAGTGAGTATATCCAAACTGTGAAAGAAGAGCTAGGATTATAAATTACCTAGAGTAGCTTCAACTTTAAGATCGTGCTTCATTGAGTGGAATCGCTCATCAATATATTTTTGAAATGCTAATGGTTTAATCCATTTATTACTTTCAATATCTATATCTTCCTTCCCCCCGACTACTTCCAGTGCTTCTACCAAGCAAGCCCAACGAACCAATTCATCAAATTCCATAGTTTTCGTTGAACCATCTTTTAATTTAAATTTATGTTTTTCCATACTTTATTGTATTATAGTTCCGTTCCTTGAGTATACTCTGATGTTATTTTGATATTATTATCTTCTATTTCTTTTACTCCTTTTGTTAGGTCAGCAAACGTTTTGTTTACATTTACTGTCTCTGTAAGTAGTGTTGGAACTAAATTAACATCAACCCTATATGTGTTGTTACATTTTTCACATGTATATGTGTTATCCATATTAATAAATATATTTTCCATAAAGGTATTATTATTACATGGGCATATAATTTGAGCTTCATTAAGATCTAATAACTGCTGCAATTCGGCTTCAAACTCCATGGTAAGATTACTTACCTTATTTAACTTAAAGGAGGAAACAACAAAAGCCGTAATAAATTGAAGCACAAATGCTAAAGTAGCGGCTTCCCAAAAGCCAAATGCATTACGAAGTGCAAAACCGAATAGAGCTGATACGATACATGTAATTAGTATCGATCTAAAAATAGTCATATAGCTATTTTAGATAGATCTTCCGGAATATCAAGGATAAGTTCGTTAATTTTATCAATTTTATCATTTATTTGATTAATTGCTCCGGATGAAATATTTTCATTAGCTTTTGCTTTCGAAAGCATATTTCTTAGTTCAGCTAAAGAGACAAACGTATTACCAAGGAGTTCATTCATTTGTTCTAGTTCAAAAGGTAAAATTGGCGGGGCTTTTTGATGTTTTTCGTTATCCTTGTACATATCTATTTGATCTTGTACATTCATATGAAAATTAATAGGATTATCTTCTGGGCCTACGCTATAAGGAAATTCCGGTCCGTCCATGTAATTATTTATGCTAGAGACTAAATAATTTTATGACCAAATTCGAAAGACGTTTTTTTAAATCTCTCAATGAACAAGCAGACGAGGATAGAGTAGCATTTGAGGCAGAATTAGAGGATGATACTAGTGCAGGGGATTTTGATGTAGATGTTGAAGTTGATGAGACTGTTGTAGAAGATGACCCTAACGTAAGGGCCGCTGTAGCAGTAGAAGAGCGTAATGCAGCTATGAGAGCTACTTTAAAAGGGTGGATTGATGAAATTGATGGGTTTCTGCATTATCTAAATGGTGAAGATGCTGATTCTATTCAAACCCTTTTAGCTAGTGCTGAGCCTGATACAATCTTTGATCGAATGAAAGCTTCAGAACAGCGTAAAATTGCTAGAGTCGCTACAGAGCTTGCTGCTCTAAATGAGTCGTTTAAAGGTTATATTGCACAGACTGGTAATGCTCAATTTAAATACGTCTGATTTCGATATTTTTTAATTTCAGATAACCTCACAATACCTTCGAGTCTTTCGAAGGTATTTTTTTCTATAAAATCCCATTTAATCTCATCTACTTTGCATGCTATTGCAATATCATTAAAATCTTTAAATCTTTTACCAAATTTTTCTGGCCATATAAAAACTTTCTCCTTTTGCTTTAGTAATGCTTCTGATTTTACTAATGAAGCTTGATCAACCCACTGAGAATCAAGTATCCACACCTTATCATACCATTTTAGAGTATTATTAAGCTGTTGTTCTTGTCTTTGAGTAAATGATCTACCTCTTTCAGTAATACCAGCTACTGCTATAGAATTTTTAGTAAAGAAAGCATTTAATGGTCCTTCAAAAATATAAACTTTATCATGATCATTACTAACTCTATCTATATTAAATAGCGTTTTTTCAGCTTGAACTTTACCAAGATACTTAGGTTTAGTCCTACCGTCTTTATTTAAAACTGTACGAGTTTGATAAAACTCAATCTCTTTATTTTCATTTATAAAAGGTATAACAAGTCTATTCTTATGAACTCTATCTACTAAAGAAACATATAAATTATCAGGTCGATTAACTGCAGTATCTAATCTCCGTTTAGTAATAAGATATCTAACAGCCGTAACAATATTGTTGCTACTATAATAGTCAAGTTGAAACTTATCAGACAAATTAATACTATCCTTAGGCAAGGTCTCGACTTTAAAATCTGACTTAGGTTTTTCATCTCTTTCAGTTATGTCTTCAGCATTAGGAATGTATTCCTTTAATTCCTTAATAATTTCCTCATCAGTATTGCCGGCAACTTCCTTAATCCATCTTAACGGTTTTCCAGACCAACCACAATTGTGACAAAATATGTTTTCGTTTTTTGGTATATAATAACAACGACGTTTTTTACCTAATGACTTACCTTCTCTACAAATAGGACAGCTGCATTGATATACATTGTTAAATTTATTATACTTTGGATAGAACCCTAGCTCAAAAAACTTAAGTATGACAAAGTCTTCAGGAAGCGATATCATTTAATTTATTATAAAGACTTTTCATAAAAAACAAATTATGCCAATCTTCTTTTTTATCAAGAATACGGTTAAAGTTGTATTCTCTACAATACTCAAGAAACGTCTTATAACAAGGATCCAGTTTAACTGCTAATTGGTCCTTATAGTATTGTCTTTCTTCCGGTAATTGTATATACTTATCTAAACAAAATATGTCAGCGTTACGCCTAAATATTTTTTGTTGTTTTTCATCTAATAGATAACCTGGGTCATCTAAATATTTTCTAACTGAAGCTTTACCAAATCGCGGTATGCCGGGTACATTATCTGATGCGTCACCTGTTAAGCATTTTGCTGTATACCATTGTTCAACATTCTCATAACCGGTTTGCTCTTCAAAGTTACCCTTTTCAAAAAACTTTTTACGGATCGGATCATATAAGGTACATTCAGAGCTAACCAACTGCAAAAAATCTTGATCTACTGAAACAATAACCTTGCTACCTTCATGCTCTCTACAAATATACGCTACAATATCATCTGCTTCTAACTGACTTGGGAAAATAGAGTTAATCCCCATTGAATACAGTATAGACTTAATTACTTCGTTATTTTCATGTGGTGATGGATCGTTACTCCTATTACCCTTATATTCCTTTAAAATACTCTTACGTATATTAGGTTTATGGTCTTTTTTTTCATCCCACACAAATATAGTGGTATCTGGAACAAATTGCTTCACGTAGGAGCTCACAGCGTTAAGCGTAAAGTATATATGAAAGTTGCTTACTTGATAATCTGTGTGTGCTTCAGTCTTTTTTGACTGTGCTTTCGCCGTATAAAACGTTCGGTGTATTAAGTTGTTCCCGTCTATTATTAGAGTTTTCATTCTTTATATATTGTGCCTCTACAACCGAAAAAACGTCTTCTGGAAGCTTCTCTACAAATTTAATTATATCACCGTTCCTTCCGGTATCAAATGATTCTTTTGGAACATCAATATTTTCCATTCGTGGAAGCGAAAGACAGCCGATAGTATCATCTTTAAGGTCGACTATAGCAAACATCTGCCCTACGTAGTCGCCTGTTTCAACAGCATATATATCTCTTTTACAGTATTTCATCTGGACCCATGCCATGATCTAACCCTTTTATATGATGCATTTCAGAGGCAAAATATTTTAATAGGAATGAATGTAGCGCTTCAGTTTGTTGTGGTGTTTTGGACGATTTTATATCTAGATGTCTTCCTTGAAAGTCATAACCCAATAAAATATAACAATCTAAATATTCACTAATAATATTACTCAATCTTAGCGCTAAGTCTTGTCTTCTTTTAAATGTCTTCCTCTCAACAAGACTTTGCTTTAGAGCCTTTTCAACCATTTCTCTTAACTCTTCATCATTATCGAAATTTTCAGAGTTTTGGTTAACTTCGTCGCTCATATTATTATTTATCTAAAAAATCGCTCTTATCATTTTGTCGCACTCCGGTTTTTAGCAGTTTACTAACAACAACCTCGATCGAGTCAGTTTTTAAGCTAAAGTTATTATTAAAATTTTGATTACCGTCATTAAAACTAAACAAATATTCCCCTACAAACGGCGTATTCTCGAAGCATGTAACAAATACAGAGGATCCACCCGGATCGACTAACACTGTCCATCTCCGAGGATCAGTTGGACTATACTTATGAAACATTCGCAATGTTACAAAATTATTATCTTTTAATCTCTTTATAAAGTATCCCGGGGTTCTTAATTTGTTCTTTTTATGTTGTGATGTCATTGAGTTAAAGCTGAAATTATATACTTTAATTTAATATCTTTATCTTCAATATCAAATACAACAACACCATACTCAGTATTTACTTTTACATTAAATTCGTTATTAATAATAGAGAGTAATCTAATATTATCTAAATTCACTGGAATTGGATTAAGACTAAAGTCAGCTTTTCCTAAATTTAAAGTAAAGTTATCAGTATTATGACGAGACCTATCTGTAAGCTCAGCCATTAAATTATTATTTTCAGTATAAAAATAAATTTTATTTGTTTCTGACGCAAAGGTACTTCCTTTAAACAATCTTTGCAAAGTGGGCTTGTCGAGAGTAAATTCAACATCAAAGGTAAATTTATTAATTTTATCTAAATTAATATTTGGTCTAGTTATAAAGCCTTCTTCAAAGAGATGGTACTTAAATTTAACACCATTACCGTTATATTGAATATTGTTAGAATTTATTTCTAAAGATATATTTTTATCTTCAATTGTGTCTAATACATTCCTTAATTTTTTTACATCCGGGATGTTTAATGTATTCTCAAACTCTGAGTTAGTTTTATACTCTGAATGTAGTATTAAGGTGCTATCTATACTAGAAACTAAGCTTGATACTTTATCTTTTTTAAGATCAAGAATAACGCCACTGTCATTTATTTTTGATATAGCGTCTAATAATCTTAAAAATTCACCCTTGTTTGCGACCTCTAGTTGTCTTTTTTCCATTATCTAATTTTAAGCTAATTTCTTTTAATATCAAATTTTGCTCTTTCATTAAATCAAGCAACTTATCAGCAAACTTAGGCTCGGATAAATCTAACTCCATTTGGTTAGTATTTTTATCTTCTTGCACACGGTCCTCATCATCAAAAACTGGTACTGGGACCGGTGTTGGTGGTGAAGCTGATTCAGCTAGCTCCTGTGCAGCTTGCTCCGGAGTTACTGGTGCAACTTGCTGAGGTCGCTCTGGTGGCGGTGGTTGTTGTGCATGCTGTGGATTAGCATCGACAGTCGGCATATGTGCAGTTTGTTCAAATGCCTGTTTCATTTTATGGGCATCCGGGCGGAGATTACCAGATTGACCAACAATCATTTGATCTTGTTGGTTTACCTGGCCGTAGGTCTGCCCCATCAACTGCATAACTGCCGCCTTTTCTTCTGGAGTGATTCCTTGGCTCATTTTATTAGAGATCTTTTAACAAATCATCAATGTCCTCTTCAACCGTATCTTTTCCAGCAGCGACTGGTTCCGGCTCGGCTGGAGTAGTATCCGGTTCTGGTGCTGATGTTGGAGCCTCAGGCTCATCAGCCCTGCAATAATAATGCTCTCTTAACATATCCTTAAGTTCATCATATGTCTTTTGTGTAAACACTTCACCAAGATCAAAACACCCTTCATAAACATCTTTTTGTTTATCTTCGGAAAGATTAATTTTACCAGCAGTTGTAAATCTCGAAGAGACATATGTTGGATAATCACCTTGCTGTTCAACCTTAATCTTAAAGTTTACACCACCATCACCAAGATCAAAAATACGAGGTCCGAACTCTTCTGCATCTTCACCTTCAATAGCTTCAGTAATAATTTTTTGAAGTTGTTTACCATATCGAAGAATTTTTACTTTGCCGTTATTATCCGGATTTGCAGGATCATCAACAACGTAAATATTAACCAGCCACTTTTCGAGACGGCGGACTGCTAGCATCTTTTCTTTTTCTTCCTCACTGCCAGTTCTAAGGACCTTAAAGCGTTCTTCTGCAATAGGATCTCGCTCACCAAATGTTTGCGGACTTAATGTCTGAACATACTGGCCGGTAGCAAAAGAATTCCATCCATGGTTATAATAATGGAAAAATGTTTTACTAGGATCTTTAGCATAAGGTAAAAGTCTTACCGTATACGTATTACCTACTTTAGTAGGCATAATTTCGTTAAATGTAGCGGACCCCTTACTTTCGGAGCTTGCTAACGCGTCTTTAATTGATTGGAACATTGAAGTATTAAAAGTACTCATGCCATAATTATAACCACAAAAAGGAAAACTTCAACCGGTTTTTATAACTGTATTTTAGAGTTCGAATTAAGGAACTTGGTGATATATTTTGACTTTGTTATTGCCGGCTCAAAATCTATGAATAGCTTTACTATATCAAAATTAGTTTCGATTGTTAGAAGGTCCTTTAATATATTTCTCAATCTCTCCTCCTGTAAAACTAATATAAAAATATTTTGTAGTGAAAGTTTTTTACCTTTTAGTAGGGAGCAGAACGTACAAAAGCAAAGTAACAGATGTTCTGTTTCATCATGTATTAAAGTCTTTGAGGGGTTTGGAGATATATTACTGGTTGTTAACACGGTACAAATGTTTTGGTTAAATTCGCGAATTGTTCAGTTAATTTACCGCCGGCGGATGCTGCGTGACCGCCACCATCACAAAGTTTTGTAGCTAATATGCTTAAGTCAACATCACTTTGTCTAGATCGTCTAAATGATACAGTCTTAGCTCCAGTATTAATAACCATACCAATATCAGTATTATATTTTTTAATTAAAAAATGAGTTAGCTCATTTACAGCATAGTTCGCGAACGTCGCTACAACACTATAGTTTTTTATCATCCCTGTAAATACCTGCCCACTATCTATCTGATCTTTAAATTTTTTAAAATACAGCTTAATAGCATTTTTTTCATGAATTGTAAAATCTCTAAACCCGTCTGAAAATGCCGAAATAAACTTTTCTGTTTTTGGAGAATTTAAATTGTAATATATAGCGTTTAATTTTAAGGACTCTTTGTGCTGTGTATTATACCAATCGTACTTGCTGATGTATTTGATTAATTGTAGTTGCTTGTCAGTTAAATGTGTTAGGTGACTTTTAAATTTATTAAAAATTAGATCTAAACAAGCATACTGACTGCTGTCTAATATGGTTTTAGCTTTTTTGTATAAATGCTTATGGCTGACATGTCCTTTATGTGTATCAATAACAACAACATTATCTCTATCAGCTAATTGAATTTGTTCTGGTGATAAATCCAAATCAACAATGTAGACTCTATCATAATGATCTAATGCTTGTAGCGATCCCTTAAATCTACCAGAAAAAGTATATTCTGAAACATCATTAATACTAAATGTTTTAGCATCTTTATATAACCACTTTAAAACAAGAGCAGAACCAGCTCCATGTAAATCAGTATCTGTCCATATTTGGATATTCACTTTTGATTATTTACTAAAGGTTCCTTATGATGCAAGCCCAGCTAATACATTAAGAGTATTATCCATATCTTCATCTATTTCGATATCATCAGCTTGTTCGATTGTTAGCGTATTATAATCGATTCTCATAGCTTGTGTAATACCACGCGGACCATACCGGTTTTTCATCATACCTAAGCGTATGACTCCAATTCCTCTATCTTCTTCATTTTGAAAGATAGATATAATAGCATCAGCAGTGGCCGCCAACCCGATAGATTCAGAAATTGTTGCTAGATCAGGGTTATCTGTATCAAACCCAGCTCGGTTTAACTGTGTGGCTGAAATAATAGGACAGTTAAACAAATAGCTCATTGCACGTACCTGTTCAGTTACATGTTTAATGCGCTCATAAGAGTTATTACCTACAGGTGAGTGCATCAAGTTTAGGTAATCTAATACAATAGCATCTAGCTTAATGCCTTGTTCTTGAAACTTCTTAACAAACGCTTTTAATTGATTAGCCGTAATAGTGGCAGGTGGAAACTCTTTAATAAAAATTTTACCACCTTGATCATTCATAGCCTGTTTAATACTAGGTGCATTTTCAGCTAACTGCTTCATTGGAATTTTTGTAACGTTACTGCAAATTCGTCTAGCATATAACAGCTCAGACATTTCTAAAGTAACTAACAAAACGTTTTTACCATCTTCAGCCATATTACTGGCAATATTACCCAAAAATATTGACTTACCAATATTTGTCTCACCAGCAAACACATATAAAGCTTTTCCAGCTTCTAAAAAACCACCTCCGAGACAATTGTCTAACCACTCCCATTTACTTGGAACATATCTTTCAACACAGTTAAGATCATCAATAAGCTTATCAACATCACCATACAGTTCTAGTCCTAAATCAGTTACTAAATTAATGTTGCATGATTTTTCAAATTTATCTAAAACGACTGATGTATCAACTTTGCCTTTTGATACATCTTCTGCTACATTAAGCATTGTATGATATACGGCCTTCTCTTTAAGAAACTGTTCCGTATTATCATATAGTTCTTCTTTATCTAGAGTCTTATCAATATCACTAAACGTCTTAACGAGCTCTTTAAAAGACTTCTTTTGTTCATCTGATACTAAGTAAGACTTAATCTCTGTCGTTGTTGGAAGCTTATTTCTTTTTTCTGTAAAGTCTTTAATAATATTAAAGATACTAGCGATCGCTTTATCTTTAAAATATTCAGGCTTTACAAAATCAGCAATAGAAGCCAAATACCCACTATCTGTAAGGGACTTATATATAAGAACATTTTCAAAATAGTCTAAGTCTAACTTACTCACGCCTTATGGTATTATATGTTATTCGGTTTTCCACTTATCTAAAAACCAATCTTCGCCCTTCTGAAATTCTTCAGTAAAAGAAGTAAGACCGGGGGATTTATGAGTTACAATAAAGTCGCCGACTCCAACTTTAAAGCCGGCTTTATGACACTGCATAGAGTAATCAAGATCATAAAAATGCCATTTAGAAGGACAGGTTTCATCAAATCTAATTTTTTTAAATACTTTTCTTTTAATTACGAGAAAAACTCCGTCTACTAAAATAGCTCTATTTGGATAAAATCCAAACCCTCCCATATTTTTTTGATTTTCAGTACCGTGGGCAACTGCGCCTACTAAATTACCGGAGTCGAAGCCACCGCCCATTAAATGCCAGAGAACTGGCTTTTCGAGCTTGACCTGATTGCAGCCAGCTACACCAATTAGATCAAAATTTTTAAAATTTCTTTCAATTCTTCTTTCAGAAAAAGCTTCGAGTATTACATCGTCATGAACTAATACTAAGTTTTTAACTCCTTCCCTAATTGAAAAATCAATCGCCTTGTTGTAGGTTTTTTGTATAGACTCTTTATTATACTCTTTTATAAAGATGTCGATATTTTCATCTTTACACGTATTGTAAAGCATTGAGTCTTCTTTTTTACCTGCTGTAGCAGAAAATATAAATGTTTTACTCATACAAATGTAAACGGTGACTTGGATTCAAAAGTGCCTACTTTATTCCATCGTTTTGTTTTTTTATTTAACTTCATTATAATTCCTTCAGGTAATATTTTATAACCGGATCCCATCATTGTAGAGTAGTTGCCCTTATTATTATAGTGAAGAAGTGACCCTACTCTCGCTATATAGATATCGTTAGTATTAGAATGCACCATACTTAAAGCATACGACCCCTCTAACATTGATAATACTTGCTTTATGGTATTAACTGGGTTTTTATTTACCTGAGTAAATTTTTCTAATAGTTCAACTATTACCGCTGTATCAACGGGATTTTCTAAAAATCTTGTATGTTTTCTTCTTAGTTTTTTCTCATTTGTTAAAACACCATTATGACTAACCAGCCATGTCAGAGATTCGAATGGGTGAGATGTGTTGTAGTTCCAGGTTCTTTTAGCGGAAGTAGGTGCCTGTACATGCCCAAGAAGATATTCTATATTTTCCCTACCAGCATAATTAAACTTATCAAAATTTATATCACCTTCATGTTTAGAGATATATTGATCATCATCTGATATGCATACAACGCTGCTAGCAAAATTACCACGCTCCTTATTAGCTTGGTATAAAATCTCTAACATTGTTTTGTCGAACGATCCAAAAATAGCGCACATAACATATGTTAATATATTTTACGAGGTAATCAATCTTCCCATGGAAATTTAAACCCTGGTTCCCACATAAAAGAGTTGTCGACGTACCTACTCATAAGCCCATCAGGCCCTTCTGCCCTTGTCTTTTCATCTATACGACGATTTCTGAGTATCCACGGGGATGGGGGACCTATACTTTCCCGGTGTTCTTTAGGTACTCTCCAAAACAGATCAATGTGACCGTATCTCGTATCTCTAGCCAGTGCACAATCTGGGTAATCGACACCATCGATGGTATACCATTTTTTCTTTTTCTTTTTGGTTTTTTGAATTCCCAAATTTTTAAGTGTCTTTTTCCCTAGTCCCCTTACTTTAAATAAATCGTCATTATGACGAAAAGGTCTAAATCCAACAATACGTCTAGCTGTGGTTCTTCCTACTCCTGGTAGTTTACACAGCTCTTTTTCAGTCATTTTGTTAAAATCCTTATAATTCAGCTTCATAGATATAAATATATTAAATGAGTTCCTTTAACTACACCGACAATTTTAGTGGCTTTAATGATTTATTCAACAGGTCAGAGTTTCTCGAGGAAGCTAAAAAATCTCCTTATGAAAAATATCACCCTTCTTTCGGTCCTGTTACAAGAGAGCTAAGATCTGCGGGGTTTAGTTCTGCACCATTAGATACAATTAACTTTATTAGAACGGTATTATATGATCTCGAGGTAATTAGTGATGAAGAATTGAATGCTGCGAAAAGGGGTACAGGGTTTTCTGCTAAAAAGAATAACTTATTAGCTTTATTAGATTCTAAGGAAAGAGAAATTGAAAAAAGTAAAGATGAGATTGCTGATGCAATAAAAGACGGTCTCGCGACGTATATTAATAGAGCTACTACTAATAGAGGAAGAGAAGAAAAATACGCGGCGCAAAAAGCTGCTATAGAGCTCGCAAAGGATATTAAAGCAGGTGCAGATGTAGGGGACGCGGTTGAAGATACAGTTGGTCAGTTGGATGACGCAGAACAAGAATTAGCGCAAAGCTTAGAAGATTCAAAAGCAGATCCAACTACCTTTATTGAGATTAAAATTAGAGATGCTGAGCGTGTTGAAGATGTCGGTAATATCGTTTCTAAGTATGCTAATGAGGATGGTTTAGATATTAGTAATGATACTGTACAGTTTTCAGTTGACCCTGGAACGCCGCTTGCTAAAGCAGTTATAGCACACGGTATTGATAAGATTGAAGCAGCGCTAAAGAGAGACGTTGATAAAATTAGTGATAGTGTAGTTGTTGTTATGGCTCCAGACGAAGATGAGCAAGTGGGTTATGGAATAGACGAACCGGAGGGTATGCCTGATGAGTATTCAATGGGTGAAGAGGGAGGTGGTCTTACTACACCAGAAGATAATGAAGATTGGATTCAGGGTGCAGTTAAGGGTATGAAGAAGAAGGGGACAGAAGGCGCTTTAACTAGAGCCGCAAAAGCAGCTGGTGAGTCAATGAGTCAGTATTGTGCATCGCCTCCATCAAAGTTAGCTAAAAAAAGATGTCAGTTTAGAGCAAATGTCAGTGATGAAGAGGATGATGAATTTGGTGGCTTAGAGCTTGATCATTTCTTAACTAAAGAGCAGCCGGAGGATTATATCCCTTCAACCGATTACGAAGATGTTTTAGATGCTCTTGTCGATGATGATAAAAGAGAGCATGCAAAAAAGAAATTAAATGGAGAGAATGAAGAGACACTAGAAGAGGACTTTAGTTACAGTCCAATGCTCGACTCACATCAAACCGATACTTCCCGTTATATTAACGAGCAAGTAGCTTCTGACAAACGTAATAAACTGACTGAAGTTAAAAGTCAGTCATTTAAGGAAAAATACAAGCCTAAGACACACTGGCAGCTAGAAGAGCTTAGACGCTACGGTCTCTAAGCACACTCCTTGCAGTTATTTTCTTTGTATAGGTCATCCAACTTTTCCTGTTGGACATATTGAATAGGGTCTTCATACCCAGCATCAATAAACCCCGTTATTCGCATACTACTTGACGGAGTTGTGGCATCAGCTAGCCCATCTTCTCTATTCGAATAGCATGTCCATGTATCACCATATGTAACTCCTAGTCTAATTCCTTCTTTAACAATTGCAGCCTTCGACATGTCAAGAAGCGGTGCTTCAATGTTAATTCTGTTCTCTCTATTAAGATCTGTTACTTCATTAACTACATTAACAAACTCTTCACTACCGTCCCAATACCCAGCTAGTGAATCAACCTGTGCAGCACCATACCATACTGTATCTGCACCTACACTTTCAGCATATGACGAGCAAATAGATAGAAACATTAAATTCCGAAACGGTACGTATGAGACAGGCTGTGCATCACCTGCCATCTCGCTAATATTAGGATTATCAATATCTTTATTAGTTAAAGATGAGGTAGGCGCAATGTCTTTAATATACTTTACATCTAAGACCTTATTAGTAATCTTTAAATTAAACCACCCGCTAAACATGTTATTAAAATTATTAATTTGTTTTTTAACACAAGCGAGTTCTTGTTTATGCCTTTGACCATAGTCAAAGGTTATGGTATGTATATGATCATAGCCTCTATCTTGTGCCATATACAACAGCACAGATGAGTCCATTCCCCCACTAAGAGTCAGTACTAGTTTCTTTTTCATTAATTAAATCATCTAAACCATCTAAACCTAATTCATCAGGTGGCTCTTCTTCTTTATTACTATAAGACCACTCATCTTTAATTCGTTCTTCAAGTTTTGGAAGAATAGTCTCTTCCCAAAGTTTAACATCCTTCCTCCAATTCTTATAATAGCCTAGCTTAGTACCATCTTCAAGCTGATAAGTTGCTCCAGTTTGAACTACTGCACCAACACCAACGGCCAGATCAACTAATCCATAGTAGCGATCAAGTCCAGAAGCAAATGAAAGGTATATTTCACCTTCAAGGTACTGTTTAATAAATCTATTTTTACGCGTAAGGGCTCTAATAATAATTCCAGCGTATTTTTTCTGACCAACTGCCAATTCCCCATCAACAGTCTTACCGCCATCTGATTTCATTGGCTTGCGTGCTAGTTGAACTGTTACTGATGGAAGATAAATGCATGATTTACCACCTGGCATATTTTTTTCAATAGAAGGAAACAGAGCTGTTGGGTCATCATAGACATGATTAGTACATAGGATAGTGGTTTGTGTAACTGACCCTAAATTTGTACAAGTTTGCATTAATGTCTTCATTGCGCGCGCTTTTGTACCCATATCTGAACTAACACTGTCTTTACTCATCCGCGACAGTTCAAGCTCTGATTGAAGATTAGCTAGTGAGTCAATAGCTACAATAAACTTACCCTCTAGTCCCTTTTCTTTTACCACCATAAGAAACTTATACAGTGAATTACGAGTTTGTTCAATACTAGTACAAGGAACATATTTAACTTTGCTAATATCTAGCCCTAATCTTGCAGCTCCTTCCGGGTCAATAGCATTTTCAGTATCAAAGATAACAGGGACGAGCCCGTCCTCCTGGGCCTTGGCTAGAATTTTTTGGACAAAAAGCGACTTACCTGTCATCGACTCACCGGCAAGTACTGTTACTCTACCTTTAGGTATTCCGCCGTGAATTGAACCGGAAATAATTGCGTTTAGCACATAAGATCCTGTATCAATCCATGATCCAACGTGACTGAGTGAATTGTTATCTAAATAAGTTGCGAAGGGGTTTACTTTATCAATAGCATCCAATGCACTAGTAATATCTTTATCCATATAAAGTATTATATAATATACGTCCTTAAATTCAATAAAAAAAGCCCCTTTCGGGGCTTTTAAAAAAGGTGGGTGAGAGGATTTTCTGGTTACCTCCAACTTTCGGGTGGGCAAGATGCAGTTTCATCTTTTTCCCTACTTGTACTCCGTTCCCTTACACATAATAGTCAGTTGACCCTCCATGTAAGTTGCAGCCCCCTTAACACTCTTGCTTAAAATGTTTATTCAGGCACACCCGGGTTGGGCTAGCTAAGCCCATTTAATTGTTAAACTTTATATGTTTTAATATATTCTTCTTTCTTCCTACGAGGTACATCGACCTCAAGGACTCCATTGACATAAGTGAAATCAATCTTGTTAAGATCAAACTCTCTTCCAACTGAGAACGACCTATTATAGGTTTGTTCCTTTTCCCCGTCATGGGCTTTTACTTGACGCTTTGCCTTAATATAGACCTCGCGTTGATCGGTGTCAGTAGAAAGATCTAAATTCTCTTTTGTGACTCCTGGCAGATCAATTTGCACGCTTAGTGCATCTTCATCCGATGCAAATCGAACTTGATCTCCTGTTTTATATACTTCTTCCAACTGGTGGAAGACTGGTGTCAGATTGAAAAAACCATCAAAGGCTCTTTCGATTTCTGCGATTGGGTTGTGTGTGTACTTAGTTAGTTTCATAGTAAAATTATTTATTACACAATGCGTATTTTAGCAATTAATCATCAAAGAGCTTAATTACTTCTGGCTCTTCTGCTGAAGTTTCTTGAATAGGCGGCTGAGGATTATTGATATTTTCGTACTGAGTAATGATTCTCTCGTCTAGCTCAACATCAGACGTACTAATGGCTGCCTTATTAAAGGTCCAGTTGTTCTTGTCCTTATCCTTTAGGAACTCCATAAAGATATACGGAAACGATTGTACTTGTAATTGACCGGATTGGGAGTCTGGTTGTACGTGAATAATCACAGGGTTAAAAAGAGTAATGTTCTTAGTATCCTCTTTTGTGACTGAACCTACGACAGTCCGGCCGATGTGATCAATAATTGTCTTAATTGGTTTTTTGTCTGCCATAATAATATATTAAATTAAATTTGGTAATAGTCCACTATTTTTTTTGATAAACTAAAGTACTTGCCACCTTAATTGCCTCGTCAAGCGCTTCTTTCGCTTGTTTCGAGAGATATGTTGATTTATCAGATGCATGAGTAAGAGCATCTCTCATTATAAAAACTGATCTTCTAATTTTTTCAATCTCCGTGGAGTTAATAGTTCCGGTGCCATTATCTGCTCCTGTAATAATCTCCTTTAGAATAGCTAAAGTTTCTAAAATACCAGCGATCTTTCCTCTCTTCCACGCCGGGTGTGCGTTATGAGTATTATCGTCTTCTGGTCTATCTAAATATCCGCCGGGTTGTACTGCCATAGTAATCTTATTTACTAAACAAGTCAAAAAGTTCTACTGTAACATTCTCAGCCGGCTTACGAATATTCCAACCCACACAATCATAAAATCTCTGAATGCCTTGAAATAAAATCTTTTCAAACATTTTGTCATAATCAATTTTAAAAGTATCTTTAAACTCGGAAGGGTAATTATATTTAAATCCAATACTATTTAGCCCATACTTATTTGGTGTCTCCACGTACATATAACGAACCTTATCACCAGAACCTAATGATTCGTACTTGTTGCCAGTATTAAGTTTATCTAAAAGTAAGTTATAAAAATATGCAGACTTAACATGAATAGGCATACTTTTAACTGTATTAAATTCATTACAAGCAACCGCATATTTTTCATATCCTTTAACACCCATAACAAACGCAAGTTCTTCTGGACTTAGTTCCTTAAAAATATCATATGTTTTATTAAGCACTTTATTTGTCTTAGTTAAAGACTGTGTACTTAACATTGTTTCAATAATCTTTTTTGCATATGGCTTAATAGCATTAGGCATTGTTGTACGTACCACCTCAACACCTGTATATTTAAATTTATTTTCCTTAATACCTTCATCATCGAGAATATGCATTACATATCTTTTCTTTTGTAAAAATACACCTACATCTGCAATACACTCTCGCTTAAACACAAACCGGCTATCCTTTGACAGTAGAGATTTTTTAGCCCAGCTCTCAACACCGGTATTTAGATAATTTTCAATCTCTTGAATTTTGTCATGTGTATCTTGATGTATATCATCACCATCTAAAAACTTTAGACCTTTATCTACAAGCGGTGTAATAGAAACATATGATGAATCGGTATCATTGTATACAATGCATTGTTCTAATTCATGGTCGGTAATTGTGGGTATTTCCTTTTTAATAAACTCTTTAATAAGCTCATTCGAAAACTTAATTACTGCTTGACCTGTTAATGTCACCGATGATGCGATATCATCATCTCCAATAGGAGCGTTTTTATTACCCATATAACCATAACACGAGTTAATAAGAATCTTGATAACCATCTGAGATGTATTAAGTCGTTCGACCTCGTACTTAGCATCTGTATACTCCGGAGTATCTTTTTTAAGCTTTTTAAGCTTGGTTTTAGCTTTAAAGAGATCTTTCTTAATTTTTACGCGTTGATTGTAGTAGTACTCTAAGAACTCCGGTATAATACCTTTTTTCTTTTGCGTAAATAAAATCCCGGCTTTTGATAAGGCGCATTCCTCATCTTTAAGGAACTTCGCAAAAGCCGGTCTATCGAGTTCAAACACTTTACCAGTGACATGTCGAATAATAATTTTATTATCAGTTGTTTCCACTTTACCTACTTTTGTTTCAGGTGAAGTGTTAAGAGATATCATTACATTTGGATATAGTGAATTAGCGTCAAACGAAACAACATGATTTTTAAATCCTTGTTTAGGTTCTGCAACATAAGCACCAGGATTTTTACCTGTATCAGCATTTCGTACAAATGTTGAAATAATCTCACCTCGGTGCCTAGCCTTAATACAGAGAG